CAGAGCCAGAGCCAGAGCCAGAGCCAGAGCCAGAGCCAGAGCCAGAGCCAGAGCCAGAGCCAGAGCCAGAGCCAGAGCCAGACGATGTACCCGTGAAACGTGGTGCCGCTTTGATCGAGGAGGCACTCAATGCTCCTCCGGAGGAGAAGACCCCAGAGGAGTCGCAGGAAGAAGAGCCATCGGCTTAAAAAATGAAGTGATTGACGGCATGGTCAAATACTCGATACTTCTAAAAATTGTTTCAAAGGGCCGTTTTCCGACGAGCGGTTCTAAGAGATCGCATACCGGCTTTTGAAGTTGGTGTTCGAAATAGTATAAAAAATCAACAGGGACTTTGTGTTCTGTGACATACGCTGGATCTTCGGCCTTGTCACAGAGTAGTCCAGCTCCCTTTGTAATGAGAAACGGGACACGATCACCATTTTGAGGTTCAGATCCAGGTGCTCGCGATCGAATCTTGTTTCGAACCTCGACGTGTGGTTGTTTTGTTTTGTAATCGGCACTCAATTGTTTTGACATGGTCAATTCTGTCACATCCACTCGACCCATCAAAAGATCTTTGCCAATCTGGCGAGCATAGTCAATCGCTGGCCTCGGATCATTCGACTCGAGCACAAGTGTCAACAATTGTTTCAGGGTTTTACGTACGTACATACACGTGTCACGTCGAACCACTTGAAGTCCTTTGACATCAATCTTTTTGAACACCACACGGTCACCCTTTTTCTCGTACATCTTGGCAGCATATCGTTTCTTCGAGTACAAAAAGTACGGACAGTACACTTTTTCAAGCTCGAGATCGTTTGGAGCTTTGAACAACTTTGAACATTGTTCGGATGCTTGTTCGCCGAGTTGCCACGAATAATCAATCGCCTCTTGACCTTTTCGACCGCCGACATCAAACTCAACCATGACAGAGTCTGTATCCCCGTACCGAACCTTTGCACCCGGAAAGTGTGTCTCGACATAATTCTTCGTCTCTTCAATCATCTCTCGTCCACGCCAAGTCACAGTCGATGCGATCGCAAGTAACGGAAGCATACCTTTCGAAGCACCTGTAAATCCATAGACGGAATTCATCGAAATTTTATACGCAAGTTGTTTACCATTATAGACCGCCTCCATAGGTGTTCCTTCCGCCTTGGCCATTTCTTTCTTTGCCTTTTTACGAAAAGTAGCAAGTTCGTTCAAAATCACAGGCAAAAGAGACGGAACATTTTGAGCAAATGTATGCGGTCCGTATGTCTCGTATGTCACACCCGGAATGTTTTTGTATTTCGAATCCATCACAAGAGTCGAATAACATAGATTGTGTGCGCGCATAATGGATGGATACAGAGACGCAAAGTCGAGTGCAGTGATTGGTGTGTAGTACGCACCAGTCTGAGCATCAAGGACAGTTGCACCCTGATACTCTGATTCGGTCGCCTTATCCACCTTGATTGTCGGAACCATAAATCCAATCTCACGTGCTTTACGACAAACTTGTGAAAACACTTTGATTTGTTGTCCACGTTCCGAGAGATATGACAAAGGAACCCACGTTGCTTTCGCCATTTCAATCAAGTTTTGAATCAAACACGTCTTTTGTGCAATTCTATGAGGAAGCTCTGTATCCTTGAGACAGTATTCAGCCACTTCACCAAGTTTTTTGGGATCACCTTCACGGAACCGAAGAAACATCTCTTTGACTGGCATGTCAATCTTCTTGTCATTCAAAAAGTGTGCAGACACGGCATTCAAAGAATACGACTCAAGTTTGTGTTCGCGTTTGATATCCTGAAACATATCAAACACATATCGGCCAACCATGGGAACCATTTTTAGCGTGTTTGATCCGAGTGCACTCGAAGCAAGCACCTTTGTCACGAGTTCAATATGTGTTTCGCGCATACGACCCCATACATATGCTGTATCTGAACACCCACATAACACTGTTCGATTATACAAATATTCGAGATCAAATCCGAAAATGTTCCATCCTGTGATAATATCCGGATCAAGTTCATCTCGAATATAGTCGGCGAAACGTTCAAGCATATCGCGTTCAGTCGCAAATGATTCAGAATCGGCACACTCAGTCTGTTTGACACACAAGACTTTTCGTTCAAGAGTATCACACCCATATGTTCGTGTTGTGATTGCCACTTGAAAACACGTATCTGCGCTACACATGGATGTCGGAAACGCTCCGGATTCGGAAAAACACTCTATATCAATCGACGCAATCCGAAGTGGTGCAATGTCGTCACGTTCAACGGGTCGAAGTGTTCGCCAATCATGAACACAGACATCGATAGCACACGTTGACGAGGATGCTGATGATCCATTCGCTTCAAGCCAACCCGTCGATTGAATACCTGTTCTATGCATAAGTCGAAGCACTGGATTAAGGTTCGACTCGTACACTTGATATTTTTGATTCCGACACATCCATTCGGCACGACGCGCATCACTTTCATTTCGAAATGTCAGTTTGGCAAATGTATATTCTTGACAATTTTGAAACCCCCATAAATCTTTTCGTTTTATGAGAACTGCTTGTCCAACCATCGTCGAGATGTTCGGAGGGTGTTTTCCGGGAACAATTTTCACGAAAAAGTATGGTTCAAAAGGAGTTTCAATGTGAACCGAACGACCGTCCTCGGTTCGACCGAAAATATCTATGGTATACGAATCTTCATCTTCACGTGATGACCAAGCGACGGCTTGGAACACCACCATGAAAAAATAACGTCTCTCTTTTTTATAGAAGAGTCATTCCTTACACATTCTTTTTTCTTTGATCAGAATATGAGCAAATACGCTGACATACAGCGTCTCCATCGTATCATAGCCCAGCGCGGGACTTCACTGAATAATCTGAAAACTGTCACCGAACCCAAGGGAAAGGTTCGGAAGACATATATCAATGCACGGAACGAACTGAATACTACGATGAACAGTGATCTTACTCCACTCTTGCGTGCTATTGTGAGTCGCAAGCCGAGTTTCGTCGAGTACTTTATCAAGCATGGTGCAAATGTCAATGCGCGTACCGATCACGGATGGACGCCATTGATGGTGGCATGTCAAATCCGTTCGACAGGGGGAGCTAATCCTAAAGACGATATAGAGATGGTTCGTATGCTTCTCAAGGCTGGTGCTCATGTGAATGCAAAGAATGAAGACGGTCGGAATGTCATTCTTATGTGTGTTCGAGAGACCAGTGCATTTGTAAGAGAATATCACAAGACGGAGTATCATACAGTCCTAAAGATGCTTCTTGATGCCGGTGCAAATCCGAGAGAGAAGGATACCAACGGAATCAGCGCCGTGTCTCAAGCCGAGTACCAGAAGGACGAAGCAGTCTTGCGCATGTTTGGAGCAGGCGCTAGTCCGTCGACGCGTACGTCACCTCCACGTACGCCTCCCAAGGCGGGATTCACCAAGACACCATACACGAACGTCCATTCCGGTCTATCCATCTATAAGAAGAATGCGACCGGGCGGTACTACGTTCGTCTCCGCGTTCCGGAGCGTGGACGCACGGACGGTACGATCACTCTTGACCGCAAGGTGCGAAACGCGTCAGGAACAGTCAAGACGCTAAAAGAATGGCTCAAGGGGGCGCCAAGTGCGAGTGCGGGTCCAAGCGCGAACAACGGATATACACGCACGCAATACAAGAGCTCAACCGGAAACCCGATCTTCAAGAAGGGCCGTTTCTATTATTACAAGTCAGGTGATAAGTACATTCGGTTCACACAAGATCGGAATGCTGTAAACTCTACTGGACGGAAGCAAACACTCGAGGATTGGCTCAAGGGCAAGAAACCAACGTCTCCTCCACCGCCCCGATCGGCGCCTCCTCCCAATCATAACACGTGGACACGAATGGGATATCAAAAGACAGTGTACGAGTTGGTGGATGGTCGGCGAATCTACAAGAAGAGCAACAGATACTGGTATGCTGGAGATAATGGCACTATCTATCAAGTCGGACCGACGCATCGTGTCAAGGATACACGTACGGGTGAGATTGGTCGTTTTGATTTTATAAAAGCGAAGAGCAATGCCCGAAAGTCTTCTGCGGCAAGTGCAAGGCCTGCTGCCAGCGGCGTCGTCAATTACGAGGCACTGTACAAGCGCAACTTGACGCGCAGTAATCTAGCCAAGATTCGCCGGTACGCCAAAAACTGGCTAGGTAAGAACATCCCTGCGAACGCGTCGTACAAACGCATTGCACTCGTGATTCACCCGAATAAGGGGAATCGCACGAACGCCACGAATCAGGCCAAACGTACGGCACTATTCAAGTACCTGTCCCAGATGAAGTAAAAAATGTGTCTCTCATGTAAATGAGCTTGAATATTGAGAATTGGAAAAAGTTTCTGAAACGTGCCCAGAATAGTGCAGCAAAGCGTGCTCGCGAAGTGAATAACGCGAAGAAAGCAGTCCGTAATGCTATACGTGCGACTATCGAGGAACAACGTATTTGGAACAAGTGGAAAAAGAATCAGAAAAAATAGGATGTGTCTACACGGACACACATGATACCATATATTCTCTATCCAAAGGAACCTATAGCACGAAGAGCTTCGACTCTTCACAAAAAACCCATTAAAGTCTACCATCTACCTATCATCAAGTAGAAATGGCCTCCTCCTTCGTCTCCAACGATATCTTCGCGGGCCTTAAGGCTCAGTTTGAGAATGCGATGATCGAGGTTGTCGCGAATATTGCCGAGGGTGAGAACCTTGACAAGGATGAGCTTATGGCCAAGTATCTCGTGAATGTGATCTCAGTCTCGAAGGAGACGAAGGGCAAGGCGCCTCGTAAGGCTTCGGTGACGGTAAAGCCAGTCGAGGACAATGATACCAAGTGTGAGTGTATGACGGCCAAGGGAAAGCCGTGTTCTATGAAGCCTCTTGACGGCACGAAGATGTGCCGCGTACATACGAAGAAGGCGGAGACACCCAAGACGGAGCCCGAGCCCAAGCCCAAGAAGACGTCCAAGAAGACCAAGGCGAAGAAGCGCGAGGAGCCGATGCACACACACGAGCTCGACGATGATATGCACGAGGATTGCGAGTTGTGCCAGACACACGGGTGCCCTCTCGCAGTGGATGACGACGAGGAGGAGTACGAGACGGTGTCGAGTCCTCCAAAGACACTGCGCGAGCGTTTGTCGCGAGCTGCTATGGCTGAGGACTACCTCGATGACGAGGATGACGATTAGAGACAAAAAATCTATAAATATAAAATGTACAAGAGACCTCAAATAAGAATAAAACCTCGCATAGAAAGTACAGTCGTCACATCGAATGGTTTTTCGTGGATCTCTTCCAGATATTCAGCACTTCCTCCACCTCCTCGTCCATATGTTCCAATTTGGAAACCACCGGAAGAAGTTCCCGAACGCCCACCTCTCCCTCCGAGAAAAGAGAATCCACACCTCTGTACACTTTTTCAGAACAGTAAAGGTCATCGGCCATCTTTGAAAGATATGATTGAAGCAGCTCGAAAGGATGACTGTTCTGAACAGCAAATTCAAAAAATACGAAACTCTTATGCGAAAATGAATCGCGATCGTGCAAAAAATGATCAGAAGGTTGACAAGATATTTGGGAAACTTACAAAACCTGTTAAAAAGGTTTTGAAAGTTGTTAAGAAGAGAGAATGAGTCAGCGATGGGCAGATATAATGGATGACATTGACAGAGAAGATGTTTCTGTACATCCCGAACCTGCTCACACTTTACGAACACAACCTCTTGTGCAAAGAACTCTCAGAACAGCAATTCAAAGACGAAAACAATCACATGGCTCCGGGAAGACTTCGAACGTTCATGAACGAGGGGACGTTCACGCATACAATATTCACAAGTCGACAGATTCTTGAGTATCTGTCCCATATTTTTGAAACAGAATTGAAACCGTGTCCAATTCCGATTGAATATAGAAAGTATCCAATTGGAGGTGGAATGAAATGGCACAGAGATGTAAATCTCTTTGATCGTCAATACGAATGTGTATATACAGTCACAAATACATCAGACAGCTTCACCATGCATAAAGATGTGTTTGGGAAAATTCATGAAACGTGGACCGAACCAAACTCACTTGTAATTGTTCAGGCTGAAGGCGTTATGCATGGTGTCTCTCCTGTCACTCAGGGTGAACGAACAATCATAAAATTTGCTGTATGTAGAAAAAATATCAGTCTATACTAAATGTCCGGCTTTGTCAAGTTCCAGCTTACCCCAGCTCTGGCTTTCATGCTTGTGTCCTCCCCTCAGATGTATGAGCTGACTCGCAGTGTGCTTGGCAGCTGGGTTGCGACTCAGGATGGTCTGCCCAAGATGGGCGGTCTCGTGCTGCACGCCATTGTGTTTATTCTGCTTGTGTCCCTGCTCATGACTCTGTTCAAGTCTGTCTCTTACAAGAAGCTAGGTCAATCTTAAATAAAGGTCTTCATCCTTTAATCGGGAGGATGCCGAGTCTATTTCTCAGCACGCCATGTTATGGCGGCGTGTGCCTACAAGCATACGCTGAATCTATCATAAAGCTTCAGCGTATGTGTGCTATGAATGGAATTCAGTTACTACTTGATACAACCGAGAATGAATCGCTTGTTCACCGAGCGCGCAACATCTCAGTCGCTCGTTTTATGATGCGTACCCAAGCTGATTATTTCATGTTTGTCGATGCAGATATTCGCTTCGAACCTGAAGCAGTTGTTCGTTTGCTCACGTCGGGTCACGATGTCTCGTGTGCCGTCTATCCGAAAAAAGTAATCATGTGGGATCAGGTGGAACATGCAGTCAAGACAAATGATACACGAAGCCTTGACAAGTTGGCAGCATCACTTGTGATGAATTTTAAGAATAATAATACACAAATTGTTGATGGATTTGCAGAGGTGCTTGATGGCCCGACCGGGTTTCTTATGATTCGCCGGAATGTGTTTGAAAAGATGTTCAAGCAGTACCCAGAACTCAATTGTAAGAATGATCACCAGAATCGTGATTTCGATGATTACTGTGCTGTGTTTGATTGTATGATTGATCCAGAGAATCGTCGATACCTTTCAGAGGATTACGCGTTTTGTCGTCGGTGGCAACAAATGGGTGGTCAAATTTACGCCGATGTTACGACGACTCTTGGACATGTTGGGAATCTTCGGTTTTCGGGGTGTCTAGAAGATAGAATTCAATCTTCTTCGTAAACTCTGTCTGTGGAAGTTCACGAATGATGCGTGACATCTGAAGTTGTTTCATATACTTGAATGTTGATTCACAGAGTGATGCCGTGACGGGATGATTCATGAGTTCAAAGTACATGAGATTTGACATGAACACCTCGATATCAAGTAGAAACCATCCACGTTTGATGAGATCTTTTGCACGTGAATGAATTTTGAGCACGTGACCAGCTTGACACTCATTTGAAATTTTTACATCCCAAACACGAATATACTCTTTGCGACGCGTCATGTCCAATAGTATCTTCATAGGATTTGCCGTGTATTGAAGAAACTTTGGGACATATCGCAAGCCTATGTATGTATCGTGTGTCGAGTAAAACAGGTTACACGAAAAATCAACTGTCGTATCTTTGCACCACTCCCTAAATGTCCCTTCATATACAACAATATCGATACGCACACTTTGTTTTTTCGTTTGATCTCGGATCAATAATGTATGAACCTTGTGGTTTGAGTACGATGACCTCTCATTGACTTGATGAAACGATACATTGAAAAAACACGCAAGAGTTCGTATAAATTGGTTTGCACAAAACTTTTCCTTTTCACAGCATATATCGAGATCACGGAATTTTTGTTCGCCACGGACGATAACATCTCGTACGTAGCCACCAAAGATCCACATATCCATTGCAAATGCAACGTCAATAACCTTTTGAGCAATCTCCATTCTAAAACAAGTCAATAAATTCCTTAAGTTGTATATCTTCACGTAAGTTGACAAGCGTTCGAAGGAACGTTCTTCTGTTATTTGGATATGTCTTGTCTTCTCTAACTTTTACAATTCGCCACCCATTCTCCGAATATTCACATTCGACAATTGTTCCATTCGGAAACCTTTCTTTTGATCCACAGAGAATAGCTTCGTGTATTAATCGTCCGCGTTCTTGGATGTACAACTCGTTCCCATTTTGAATCATGAAATCAATCGTAATTCGATGTCTCGGTTTCCATTTGAACATGGTCTCATGTGTTCCGGAACGCACGGGTTCGTGAACCGGTGTCATCACAAGACCATCTGTAACATATGGTTCCTCCTTGAGTGAACCAATCTCACGCAAAGGAATCATAGACTTGACCATGGTGATAAACGGCGTCTTGGATATGATTGAACGTGCTAATGTACGCGCCTTTTCAAGGCGTTCTACGAGTGACAAATGTTTCACATCTTCACCGCGAATCATCACGGCATCATGAACGAGAAACACACTCTTTCCATCATTTCTTTCAACGAGTTCACCGTCGAGAATCGTGTCTTTCGGAAGCGTATATGTTATGTACGTCGTCTGAAATGCCCGATTTACAAGCGCCACTTTTTTTGTCCCTTCAATTTCGAAGGAAACGAGTAAATACCGTGTTCCATCCATTTTATGGCACACAAGATACTCATTCTGTTTCAAGATTGAAAAGTGTTGTCGCTCAATCGACACAGGTTGGGGACCCGGAAACCACGTCTCACTCTCCGGAGTTCCCCATGCCTTGTGGATGAGAGTGTGCATTCACTATTTATTTAAGCGAACGTGTGGTGTCTCTAAGATGTTTCCTGGACACTCGTGTGTGTATTGACACACGACCCGTGCTTTTGACAAAGCAGCAACCTTTACGCCAAGCGAAATTAGTTGTGTAAATAGACTCTCGTATGAATCGGTTGCTAACTTTAACTGAACCTTTTCTCCACGAATCTTCTTATCGACGATTTTTGAGTCCATTGCCCATACACGCGCTTCGCTTTTTGTCACCTCATACAAGCCATCTGCAATTTTCTTTCCGACGTTCGTATCGAATGTTAGTCCTCGTTGAGATGCAGGCTCGGTCGATCCGGCGAGCGTCTTTTTCCGAAACTGGTCCCAATCGACCCCCTCCTTGACGGCGGGGCATGCAATCACTTTCACATCCTTTTCGAATGGATCGCACACCTTTTTGATCGTCTCTTCATCGATACTGGTCCCATAATCAAACCATATGATACGTTCACCAGTCTTGATCAGTTTCGGAAGGTTTGACATATCTTTGACATAGTGAACATCGACATGGTACCCTTTATGCATGGCATACATGTTGATATTCATAATTGCATGGAGTGTCGTCGCAGCAATGGATTTTGCACGAGTGACGACGCATACGTGCATTCCTTCTCTTTAGACTTACATTGTGTTTAAGTAGACAACTTTATGACAAAAGGTTCGTAGACAGCCGTCACTGGAAGTGTCACACCGGAAGAGACACCGGCTGGTGTATATATAATGACCGGATTCACCGTCGAACCATAGGTACCCGTGATGACAATATTTTGTGTTGTCGGATCGATCGATACCGAGTATACTTGAACAACACATGTTCCACCAGACACACCAATTTGTACAACCCATTGAACCGTTCCATTTGAATTGTATTTCACTACAATACCATCATATGTTCCTTTACGCGTGTACGTTCCAAAGATTGAACCATCTGAATTGTACACCACAATGGTCGGTGCTGTAAAATACCCCCCTGCAAAACTGTTATTATATCCGTCACATGCACACGCTAGAAAATTTATATTTCCGGTACTTGTGGCTGTAGTAACACCGGCATATGCAGCCCATTTGTAATACCCTGATGAATCATACTTGACAATTCCAGCAAACTGATCCGTTGCGTTCGGGACGAAACCTGATTGAGGAAGTGTCTGTGGCAGGAAAACATTTGCAGGATTATAAAACACAACGGCTGATCCGTAAAAATCAAACACGGAAATGACGTTTGAGTATGTATCGTACGCTACTCCGACAATTTGAACAACCTGAGAAACAAGTGGAACAATCCACAAAAGTGTCCCAGATGTATTGACTTGCATGAGATATGCATTGATTCCAGAACCAACTTTTGTCACTGAGCGGCCAGTCGATGTTGTGCTCGTAAACGCTGTCGTTGTACTCAACAATGAAACGAATGGTTGAGCACTTGTAGAGTTGAACCATCCACCCATCACAGAAGTTCCTGATTGTGGAACCGTCGCAACACATGAAGTTATCACTCCAGTCGCACCAGATGCGCCAGCCATACCAGTCACCCATTGAATTGCACCTGTTCGTGAATATTTTATGAGGTAGGCGTTTGGTGCATATGTCGTCGATGCAAGACCGTTAAACGTCGTTCCGATATTTGAAATGGTCCACGATGCAGCCGCATTTGCAGTGATAAACGCAGCACCTGTCGAATTTGATGTCAGTGCCAAATAACTGTTTCCGAGATAGTCTGTTGAAACATTCGTGAATGAAAGATATCCAGTATTTGGTTGATTTCCATCAGTTCCGTCAGTTCCGTTTCCATTGATTCCGCTTGCCCATTGTGTAATTCCATTCGAGTTCACTTTGAATATAAATGCATCTTGACCGTTGGTCGATGCTGCAAAATTATACGCAAATGTCGTTCCATCGGCATTTGTAATTGCCGTCGTTCCTGCATTAATATATGTTCCAGATACTGTCACGTTACTGAAAATATCAGCCGAGACTGACGTAATGTTGATCGGTGTTGCTGTTGATGGAAGACGAACAATCCATTGAATAAATCCCTTTGAGTTGTACTTGATAAGTAAAGGATTTTGATACGTTGATGCTGTATATCTCGAGTTGTCTTGATTGTATAATGTCAGGGCTGATGGGGCATATTGTGTCACGACATACATATTTCCAAATGAATCGACTGTACTTCCATATGAACCTATAGTCGCTTGAGAACTTGTCGTGTACATGCGCATGATTGCCGTTCCGGTCGTCAATGTAAGTGCACCGGTTGTGTATCCGTTTGAATTTCCAATTGTCGACCCACCTTCAATGATGGGATATAATGTCATTCCATCACCCTTGTATACGCTAAATATGTTATATGATCGAGCATAGATGCGAATATTTCGAGAGGATGTACTTGCATTGAGTGTCAAGTCGTGTTGTTGGCGATCGATTGCAGACATGTTCAAGTGTCCGGTTGGTATCTGTGTATTTTCAGGGTCGAGTGCAAATGAGTACATGTAAAAACGCATGTCCGGAACACGTGTATGAAACTCAGTTCCTTGAACACCTCGAAGATACAATGGTGTTGCATAATCCGGCGTCACAAGATCGACACCATCTCCAACGACCCGAAGATTTACGAGATGATCCGACCCGTTATTTGTAAAATCATAGACGTTCGAATATGAATCATTTTGAATCACCCAATACAACTCGGCAACATTGTTTACAAATTGTGGAAAAAACGTATATGTCGTCGTCGATGTACTTGGTGGAATGCGATACTGGACAAGTTCGAAACTTTGTGTCAGGTATGTCAAACGATTGTTTGAGAAATAGTCCCGCTCGGGTTTTGTAACATATATATACTCGGCATACAGATCCATCGTCACGGTTGATGTGTACGTCGTGACGCCTGTAAAGAAACTTGCCGGATTGAATATCAAGTGAAGACGCGGTGCTTCATCGAGTGCTAATAACGGAAGACCTTTGTTGAATATGAAGAATGGAAAACGAATATAATAGTCTGTAAGTCTTGTCGTCGTCTTTGTACCCACCATATTTGTCAAGGCGGTTGTTTGCATGACTTGTGGAACTGTGAGATCGTTGAGCATGGCGAGATTTTCGCCATAGATGCGTTCGATAATCTGATTCTTATACATGAGTTCGACACGCGAAATCATCGCTGTTCCGGCTGATGGTTGAACAATCGTCGGAAGATCGCTCGGCCATTGTACATGGAGATACATGTTCGTGACAATGTCACCCGTTTTGGCGATCCATACGAAAATGTCATCGCCAAAATGAATATCTTTAGGAAATTGAAGACGTATCGTCTGACTCGCAAATTGTGCTGGCGGTGCCTGCATCCTACTGTGTATACAAGATGATTTTTACAGTGCATAGCGCGCCATGTAGCCGTCTTGTGTTCCGACCGCTGTAAGACTTGTAAATGTTGTGCCATCTGCGTTGTAGAACCGCGATGTTCCTCGGAAATATCCAGCAACACATGCTGTTGTCGACGCTGGATCGAACGCGATAGAATTTGTTGCATTCACAACTGATGTCGGTGAATCAACCCATGTTGCCCATGCAAATGTTCCTGAACCTGTATACTTTGCAATGTATGATACAGTGGCTGTTGATGTGGGTGTAATCGTTTTTGCGAGCGTGTTTCCTGTTGTGTAGTACAATAAAGCACCAGTTGTATATCCACACGTATATACGTTTCCAGAAGGATCACATGCTATTGACGTTGGATATGTGACGAGTGAACCGGATGATGGATTGAAAAACGTCCCCCAAAGTGCAGTTCCAAGCGAGTTGTATTTGAATATGAATCCACCACCAGATGCAGCTGACATGGATCCGGTACTCACTGTTGATGTTCCTGTGTATGTATTGTATGCTGAAAGTGTTTGAGAAGCTCCAGATACTTGCCCCGTGACGAAAATACTTGAATCAATGGATGATATGACGATGGACATGTTTGTCGCACTGATCGTTCCGGATGATGACTGTATATATGTCCCCCAGATTGGAAACATTGTATAGTTTGCCTTGATCAAAAACATCGAATTTGCAGTTGTCGTAATTGTAAAATCAAGATTTCCAGGTGAATTGTACACAGGAACAGATGTCCCAACAACACGACCAACGAGAACAATGGATTGATCAGGCCCAACAGCGATTGAGAGAGGTGTAATCGATCCACCAGCGACGTACATACGTATATTTTGTGAGTATACCCCATCAAGAGTAAATGCAAGAGACGAACCATCAATTGTACCAACCTGTGCAAGACCACCTATATTTGTCCCATCTGATTGATACACGTTGTAGTTTCCAGTACTGTATATTGCGGAATAAACAGCATTTGTATTCACAGTAATTGAAGTGATTGTGACAGTTTGATTACATGCAAGAATGACTGACCAGGCGTATGTACCGTTGACATATTTTGCAATGAAACTGTTTGTTCCAGACCCACCGGTTGTTTTTGTAGCACCGACCGCTCCACCTGAATTATAAAATGTCACGGTTGTTCCTGTAAATGTTCCACAGACATAAACACCGTACGTTGTTTGTTGTGAATTTAATGGTGAAACAATTCCATTCATAGTGACAGTTTTGGACGCACCGGCGGAAATCTTTGCAAGGAGTCCTGAAGTTGTAATAAGACTATTCGCTCCTGTCGGAAAAAATACAAATCCATCTTGTGTTCCCGTGAGTGTGAGTATCTGTGTCCCAGATTTCACACTTCCTGTAAAATTTCCAACACTTGAATTGAATCCAAGTGAATCGACGGCTGTTCCTGTGATACTCACCGTACCTCCAGTCAAAGCGTACAGCAGTGTTGATGAACCAGGTGCTGCAAGTGCCGTCCCCGTAATTTGAGTCGTCGATGCTTGATAGAGCCAACGACTATCCGGACGATACATGACTGAAAAGTCAGGTGAATTGAATCGAAGACCACCAAGACCACTTTCGACATGAAACAGATTGTATGAACGCGCATAGACACGCGTCGTGTTTGTCGTTCCAACTTGAATATTTACGTTTCGAATACGAGACATGTTTACACTTCCAGCCAATTTCATGTTTGACTCGGGATTTCGTGAAAATGATATTGCAAGTACATTCCGTTGTGGAAATGCCGTATGAAGTAAGAGAGGCGTGACGTACCGATTCATATAGTCAAAGACGGGTTCATCATTGAATTTCATCACGAGATTGGATGTTGGTGCACCGTACGTGTATGGACTTGAAACAGTCGGTGTTTGATTCAGAATAAACAATTCTTTTGTCGGTCCACTGAGTTGTAGATCAAATCGAGGAACAAGTGATTCAATAAGTGATGTTTGTGTGACCAAAAACTCTTTTGGTGTACCTGGACTTCGTTGTGTGTTTGGAAGTGTGATGTAATCACCGATAATTGTTGCTTGTAGAGACGTCGGTGCATTTGGTGTCGATGTGTCGAACCGGACAATATACGGTGTGCCGTTCGGATAACTGTAGATGTATCGTCCGTCAAATAGATTGACATTGAATGTATTTGGTCCGCCTCCGGGAATTATAAATGATGTTGAACTTCCGAGTGAATTCACACCTGTGTTGAAATTGAACCATTGGTATGATCCAGGTGTTGTAAACCCACCTTGTGTATCAAAAAGCAAAAAGATGGGTTGTGTCGTTCCGGAGACGAAGATGTATCGTCCGTCAAATACAGGTGATCGGAATCCGATGGATGCACTGGCTGTATACACAGCCGAATTCAAATTGTATGACGACCATGACGTTGTAAGTGAGAAGGATGCGGTCGTATCATATCGAATCCATATTGATGTCGAGTCTGTAATGAAATAGACGTATCGACCATCAAAGATGGATGCTTGAAGATTTTGTTGTGCGATTGAAAGTCCAGTTGCATAATTGAATACCGCCCATGATGTTCCGCTTGTAAATGGTTTTGTTGTATCGTATTGAATCACAATGGGATTTTGGTACTTGTCTGCAAAATACATGTATCGACCATCAAACACGGGTGTCACTTGAAGATTGATTGTTGTTGGAATGGATGCAACGGCTGACGTCGTTCCAGCACCTGATACAGTTCCAACTGATCCATATGTATATGCACCGGTGATCAAATTGAATGACGAGATTCCTTGTGTCAATGTATTGTATTGGTACACGTTACTGTATCCTCCACTTGTCATTGCTGTCGATCCAACGGCTGTTGATGTATTGACTGTATATGTTCCAGCACCACCGGATGTTCCAGAAATCTGTGCAAGAATTACTGTTCCATTTGGAACACCTGATCCAGTCACGATGGATCCAATGGCAATCGTTCCTGTAACGACAGATGCTGTCAAAATACTTCCAGTTGTAATCACGCCGGTAAATGACGCGGTCGTGAGTGCATTGTTCACCCCTGAATAAAAGTAAATGTTTGTTCCATCTGTTCCCGCAACACGGGACGTGAGCCCATATGGAAGAACAGAAGCTACTGGTTGAAAGGTGATTGTGATAAACGTCGTACTCGGCGCATAGTTTAGATTCTGCGTCGATGTAAAATAGGTGATTGACCCATCATTTGCAATAACATATACATATCCATTCAATACAAAGGACGCTTCGGCGCGTCCTTGAAGACTTACAACTCCAAACGGCTGAGCAGCCGTGTAGACTAATCGATCTGTAAAGTTTCCAGTATAAATTGAATCATCATTTCCTGAAAAGACATATGTGTACGTGCCGTCATAACATACCGTGTTTGCATAGAGCAGGGGGAAGACGTACGGTGTTCCGCTTCCGACTGTTAAATTTGTAGCACCTGTTTGTGTATTCAAATATGTATACGAATTTTTGCTTAAAAATCCAAACCCGTTGAACGGATTTGAAGTTGCTGTCAAGTTTTGAAACGATTCGAACGACACTTGAACTTTGACTTCATGTCGATACAGATCCATGATGGGAATACGCATTTCAGGAGTGAATGGAAGTGTGACAAGATATGTGCGTGCAATTTGACTTTGACTCGTATCATTTTTTCCATTCAGCAGTGTGAGGGCTTGTTGATTCTCGTAGGGAATTTCGAGGTCTTGTCGAAGTTCAATGTATTCACCCGTCATGGTATCAATCGTTTGACCGCCAATCAACAGAGATGTATTTCGAATTATATATGTCGCGACCGAATCAACATAGGTTAAACTTTGTGGCGGGTAGTATCCCTGAATCCACCCAGCTTGTTGCATCGTAAACTGCGCCGACGTAAGTCCACCAGGTGTTACGGGAAATGTCACGACGTTTCCACTGATACGTGTTCCCAATTGAGGATTAAACCCGAAAAACGCCGCCTGTGTATTGATAAATCCAATCGAATACACGATCGAAGACACTGTATACGTCAATCGCGTTCCATCATACTTTATGCTCAAGTTTGGTGTATACGGAACCCAGTTGAATGTTGTCGTTGAATAGAATGGTGTCAGTGGTGTCATTTGTTTTGTTTCGATTGGGTTTCCGGTCGAATCATACAGATAAATGAACGGTTGAAACTGTGTTGAATTTACAGGATACGTCCATCCTGGACGTACATATGTCAACGCTGGAAGAGAAAATTTGAGTGTCAGACGATCGATGAGATCTCCGTATGCTGGGATTGTACATACGACAGTTGACCCGAAAGCGACGTTTGATGTATCGAATGGTATTTCAAATGATTCGAGAAGATAAGGTGTCTTGGCCTTGTAGACTGACAAAAAGTATGTTTGTTGTGGCGCCCCTGTAAACCACACGTCTTGGTCTCCGCGAATCGAAAGTCGAAACAGACCACTCGACATTCTCTGATTAGTGTTGCGGTTTTTTTGTTTTGAAAAATTGATCGCTCCACAGTATGGCGGCGAATCTCCAGATCAGGAAATTCGATCCGAGTGTTATCGGAGACGACAAAGTCTGCGTCTTTATAGGAAAACGTGGTACAGGCAAGTCAACACTCGTCACGGACATATTATATCACAAGCGTCACATACCCGTTGGGATTGTCATGTCAGGAACAGAAGACGGCAACCATTTTTATCGTCAATTTGTTCCAGACTTGTTCATCTACGGGGACTATAATCGTGATGCTATTGAACGTGTGCTTGCGCGTCAGCGTGTGTTGACGAGTTCTGGAAAACCATCAAATGCTTTTTTGCTTATGGATGATTGTATGTATGATAAGGCGTTCATGAAGGACACGTGTATTCGACAATGTTTCATGAACGGTCGACACTGGAAACTCTTTTTCATGTTGACTATGCAGTACTGTATGGACTTGTCGCCTGATCTTCGTGCAAATGTAGACTATGTCTTTGTACTTCGTGAGAATGTGATTCAAAATCGAGAGCGTCTGTACAAAGCATTCTTTGGTGTCTTTCCGACATTTGATATGTTTTGTCAGGTGATGAATGCGTGTACAGAAAACTACGAGTGTCTCGTATTGGATAATACGAGTAAATCAAACAGAATCGAGGATTGTGTTTTCTATTACAAAGCCCCGATTCGTAAAGGATTTCGAATCGGTTCGGAATCACTCTGGCAATATCATACGAAAAATTACAATCCTCAGCATCACGCAGCTGGTCCAACATCAGGAACTCCCGTCAATAAGCGTCGTGGGAGTGGTATTCAGATCAAAAAGCTGTAAGTTGTTTGAAAATGGTTCAGTATCAGGAGGTGTCATATCAACAACAACTGCATGTGGTACAATCGGTATATTGGGTAACACCATGTATATGTGCGTCATAAAAAAATAAAAGACTTGTGTCGCACATATAAATGGAGCCACTTGATTTTGGTTCCGGTGGATCGACAATGATTCAGTATATACCAACTGTTGATGGTGAACCGCCGATTGAGCGTCAAATGGGTACAAACACGCGTACCGAAGGTCTTCTCATGCGCGGCGAAGTTCCACCGGCCGGAGTTGGGGCTGTGAAATTTGAAATGGAACGCGCGGCTCAGCAAGAAAAAACTTCTGACCAAAATAATAATATGGACTTCTCAACACCTCTGTCTGACGTGATGCCCTCTGCCGCGTTTGACTCGTCACCACAAGACGCCGTAAATTCAGCGACTTATACGTCACCGACGACGCAGCGTGTTGCCGCGATAAGTCCTGGAATGATTGGTACTCCCCAGACGAAAAAGACTGGAAACCCTCTGGGACTGACGGACGAGCAGTTCCAGGCAGCTCTCGCCGGTCTTGCCGCCGTGATTGCCTTTTCCAAGCCTCTTCAGGAAAAGCTATCGGACACGGTACCCAAGTTCATGTCCGAGGCGGGTGAACTTTCCATGACTGGTATGTTTGTAACTGCAGCAATTGTCGCACTTTTGTACTTTTTCGGTCTCAAGTTTTTGAAAAACCAAAATTAAATTTTAATTTCACCTCCGCAATACATGACTGAACCTTCAGGAGGAAGGTTCAAGATTCCGAGGTTGATACACAAGAACCGTAAATCGTGAAAATTCTTCCAGAATGCTTCCGAATGATCATATTCCGGAACAGTCATGTGCGCAAGTTCGTGAATCAAAATATGCATCGCCGCATCGACGGAACTCTGTGTGTCAATGCATATGAATATTTCATACCCTTTGTTGACGTTGTATCCAAGTGTTCCTTTATTCATTCGAGCCGAGTCTATACCCGTAAACAATGGTCGATGGTTCTTTATCGGTTCAAATCTCGGATCTATACCTGGACTCGTTCTGAGATGTTCGAGAAGTATTTCGTAACGTCGTTTCACTTCAGTGAAGAGTGTCGGTTGTTTGAGAGTTTTTGTACATATGATGATGAGTATCACTAGCAGTGTGATTATGATGATTCCGTATAACCACCACTTCATTCCTGTTAGTTGCGAAGAAAAACAAATGATGAATAAATATCCGAAATGAGTCCGTTTGGTGTGTCAAGCATGGGTTTCCACGAGACGAGCGTAAAATACGGACTGAGTGCTTGTTCAAGCATTGCACGATTTATGACGGGTTCAACCTTCGGACCATCTGCGTAAAATGGGCCATCCGTGAGATACACTTTGATGTGCGTGTCATCAACTTGTTCGACTGTGTTTCCGAGAGCATCCGGTGATACAAATGTTTTCACACAATCACTGTCTGGTGTGATACCAATCAATTTCCCATGTGGCCGCATATGTCGTGCGATTTTTTCAGCAGAGGATGCGAGTGAATCGACAATGTATTGAATCGAGAAATTATAACAAATGACATCAAAAAGTGATCCACCTTTGACTGTGTGAATATCACCGACGTGAAGTTTGACAGAGTGTGACATGCGCATCAAACGTACACGATCACGAGCTTCCTCGATATATTCTCGACACGGATCATATCCTACAACATAGGCGTTGACTGCTTTCCATTTTTGAAGATCACCACCACGTCCACACCCACAATCAAGAACATAAGAATCTCTCGGAACATGTTCGATGATGAGTTGACGCTTCTTGTCGTTATGAAGCTTTCGAAGCGCGTCCATTTACTTAAAAATAAAACGCATGTATTGTTTAAATGGCGTCTTCTGGTATGCTCGAGCAGGATTTCCTCACCGTTCCTGGACAAGTGTATGCACTGCTTTCAATTGTTGGACCCGATATGCCTCAGAAGAATGAGAAGCTTGGCATGAAGATCCGGGGATGTTTCGCTTCCAAGGAGGAGGCGTCTGTGCATGCAAAGCGTCTCCAGAAGGAGGACCCTCTGATTGATATTTACGTGGTGGATATGTACAAGTGGCTCCTGATCCCTCCTGATCGTGATCAGATTGACGATGTGCACTACCAAAACGAGAAGCTCGAGGAGATTATGACCAAGTATCGCCAGAACCAACGCGAGGCGGCTGCTCACTTTGAGAAGCGTAAGCGTGATATGATGGCCAAGCCGATCGAGGGAAGTGCGACGCCATATATCGAGCCCGGTGATGAGAACTCCAAGTTTTACAATCGCCCAGATGTACCCCCAATTCCTCACCCAGCCGAGCTGATCGAGGAACTGAAGAAGGAGTTTCCAGAGGCGGATATGCAGGAGCTGGTGGCCAAGGCTGATGTACGTATCGCAGCCGAAATTGCAAAGCGTCGTGAGCAGCAGCAGAAGGAGCGTGAGGAGGCTGCCCTCGCACCTCCTCCGATTGGTCCGATTGAGGGAACTATGCCCGTCGGCGCCGATGGAAGTGCAACGCTCCTAAAGTAAAAATCTCGACTTCTAGTAGATGAAGTGGACACTGTGGCTTGGTATATTTTTGCTCGTCACAGTTGTCCTTTTTCTACTGTCACAAAAAAGCGGATACGCACCTCCACGTGATGAAAATACGGTTCTTCCCTACATAGAACCTTCAGGAAATGTCGCGGCAGATTCACAATCGAATGTGTTCATGGATGCTGCTGGTTGGCTCAACATTCGTGAACACCCGTTGACTGATTATTTTCAAGAAAAAGCATTTTCAAATGTTGCATCGTTTGGTGATTTTGTAGGCCTTGAATCGAGTGCCGGTATTGCACCGATGACTGTCATTCCATACGACGAACAATATACATATTCTTCAAATACGATAGCGACGACGGATTATATCCCGTCTCGTCCTTCGTATGCGATACCCTTTATCGGGACAGGTCAGTCGGTCGAACCTCCAACACCAACGGAACCTCTTGGTGGTCAAGTTCAATCGACACCATTTACAATTGCAACGGCTAACCCTGCCGCAGCACAACCGGGGTCATCGACTTCCCAAGGAGCAACCCAATAAAAAATGCAGCAAAAACAAGTACAAGTGTCTGTTTCGACACACTTTCAAGGAAATCGTCATCCTTTCTTTGAAAAGGTGTTTGAATATACGTATATTGTGGTGGAGGCGGAGATGGTTCATGTTCACTCATCATCGGATGATCCTCCGGAGGAGGCTGGAACATCACTATCATCATCGCTCTCGTCACTTTTAACTACAAAACCTGCAAGATTGCCATTCTCATCCGCATCCGACTCGCTTGAGAAATCATCCGGATCACAAGACATCTCCGACGAAATGTCAGACTCGTGTGAATCATACTCGTCCGATGCATAATCATCCTCACACCTCTCTTGGGGTGAATACCTCGTTGGCTTCTTGACGACTCGCCCAAAACGCGTCGTCGGTAGGCAAGGGGAAGGAGTCCCCTCGTTGTCTTGGGGCTGGGAAGTGGGTGGCGGGATTACCGACTGTTCCACCACGTTTCGTGTCGTTCGATGCATATTCTAGCGGATCAAAGACTGTTTCGTTTAAGTATTTTGGAAAGAAATACATGTGTTTTTTGTTTGCAGTTTCGAATAACATCGACTCACCTTCAATTGCAAGTCGATCTGCAATCTCATTGAGATTTTGTTGTATTTCGTGATCATCCGCGTGTTCGACAAATAATGCGAGATCACGAATGTTCTGGACTGCTGCGTACAGTTGACGAGACGCGAGGCCTATGTCCTCCGTTTCTTTTTCGAAGGCTTGAATGTTTACTTTGAACTCGCGCCAGGTTTGAGGGTCGAGACCCGAATACGGGTGTACTTCCCTCTTGAACCGGTTCGCGATCGTCTTGGGAAAACCAGTGACTGGGAAGAAAATCACGAATAGAAGAAAAAGTAGAACGGTCCACAGCAACATTGCTGCGCAGTTCGTCTACTATGCTCGGAGAAAGAATAAATTCACGTCCGACATACCCTTTACACGTGTCTTCATCATGACACTTTTGACAAATGGTGTTTCCATAGACGTAAAACCATACATGATTTGATTTATGTTCCGTTCCTATGTTTTCACAGTATCGAGAATCTGTCTGGATCCAAAGTGTTTCGTATCCCTTTCGACCGATGCGTTTCACACGAGCATGTTCCTGTCCTGGAATATACTTGCGTATATATGATTCAAGTGGAGCATGATTTGTAATTTCTTCGACGTTCGACTGTGTTTCCTTTTCATTGGTTCGAATCGAAAAGTCTTTCAGGTCCTGAAGTGTTATTTCACCGTGTGGTGTATCCGGTGTCCATGGAATGTACGGATCACCTGTTGGAACTTTATGCGATCCAATCATACGAAGACCTGAACCACCATAAACACTCGAATCGATACGTTCATTCCATTCTGGATCATCACCAAGTTCAAGAAGGATACGAGTTCGAAACGCAAGAGATTCTGCGCGTGTCACGAGTGTTTCTGGCCAGTGAATATGAACACCACTTTTGACTCGACCATCCTCTTCTGTTCGAAATGGTGCTCGAGAAACGATACATCGACCAGGAACAACCGAACACATCTTTTCGAGAATATCTAAAAGTACTTCGTCAGAAAGAGGTGTATCGGCACGCCAATCGAGATCGACAAAAAACTTGAAGACATCCGTCTTTTGTTCAACGACATACACCTTTCGCTTTTTTTGTAAAGCGGCGAGATATGCTATGAAAAACGCATCCATATCCTTTTGTGGAACATCAAGGATTCCTCCATCCATGAGGTAGTGTGTTCCCGGTCCATGCGGGACTCTCCATTTATTGAAAAGATGCACCATGATACTTACGTATGATACACTCCGTCCTTCTAGGTATGTTTCGACATCACAGTGACTACTCTAGCCATGGGATTTCTATACTCGTGGGACATTCATTCCCCCATGCATCCCATCCCTCAATGGATGTTCGAGCAAAGAGCTCAATCTTCTTCTGAGTAGGAAACATGCGTTCGATACGCGCTCGAATTTCGGCCGGTTTCTCACTATGTCGTCCGCGCATGGCGCTCAGAAACTGACGCTCGTTCCGGCTTCCTCGCGGTTTGGGTATGCTCCCGCGCTTTCCAACAAGACATAGTTCGCACTGTGACAATGTATAATAGCCCGGATTTGTCCTTTGTTTTTCCCATACAAAGGCGACCGTCTTGTACTGAAACCCCCACGCCTTCATCAATTCAATCGCTTGTTCCATGTGAGGCGACGATGTCCACATAAATAGAAGAGCATCAGGTTCCGTGATTGATTTGACGTCGAGCGTCTTCAATTTCTCGAGCGGTAAGGTTGCATAATGATCGTCGGCTGATTTATTCTCGCGAACAGCACCATGTTGCTGACGTCCGGCATAGTCCCAACACGGGTCGGCGTATATGATCGAGTACATGAGGTTAGAGCGAACAAACTTTTTATGTCTATGAGCCTTGCACCGCGTACACCAACACAACGTCTTTTCTATGGTCTTCTTCATGCGCCTCACATACCCATCGTTCTTGTGTCTGGCCCAGCCGGGACCGGGAAAACCCTCTTGGCCTGCAATGTTGGTGCTGATTTTCTGGCACGCAATAAGGTCGAGAGACTCGTCGTAACGCGACCGGCCGTTTCGGTCGATGAGCAACATGGTTTTTTGCCAGGATCACTCGAAAAGAAGATGGAGCCATGGACTCGACCAGTGTTTGATTCACTTCGGAGACACTATACTCTGCGTGGAATTGATATTCTTCAAACACAAGGACGTCTCGAGATTTGTCCATTGGCGTACATGCGTGGACGTACGTTTGAGAATTCATGGATTATCGCTGATGAAATGCAAAATGCGACACCGAGTCAGATGAAAATGGTCTTGACACGTATCGGTGAAGGGTCCAAACTCGTGGTGACTGGTGATCCGAATCAACACGACCGTGGATATGACGAAAATGGATTTGTTGATTTTCTGAAACGACTTCATGTATCGCAAAGACCATCACGGGCGATTGAACACGTCGAGTTTACAGAGGAGGACATTATTCGTCATCCGGCAGTCAAAGAGGTACTTTCAATTTATTCCTCGTAATTGTTTTCTATGGTATAAGAAAAAATGACGTCACACTCGTTGACGACGCGTCGTAAAAAATCGGTACGAACTCGACGTGTCGTGCGTTCAGCTCCAGCTCGTATGTTCACAACACCTAAACAACTTCCATTAAACGCGTGGTATTCTATATCCACTAAATTAAATCCTTATGCAAAAGCACGTCTCGCCCTAACATCGAAACAAATGTACGCCTTACTCAAAAACAATCTTGCTGCGTATAAACGAATTGCCGGTACAAGTATAAGAAAGCGGAAAGGACCACCCGATTATTCTACAACTTTACGCGGTCCGCCACGTGAACCTCCACGGAAAAAAACGGTAATTTATTCTTCGTAGAGAATATGCGGCGTATTGTCGGGTTTGAAATTTCAGGAAAGACACGCCATGGAAAAAACATGTCACGTCCAAGTGGTCTCACATCGGTTAAAACGTATACTCCAGAAAGTGTTAATGTACTCATTCAACGTCTGTCAAACAGACCAGTGTGGAATAATGCTCTTCTCGTACATACAATTGCTGCTCGCGCGAATGCAAACCAGTTACGGCGTCTTTTGAATATACGCCACAGTTCAGTCCTCGAACGAGCATGGGTGAAACATATTCTTCAACAAGGAAACATAAATACAATTGCAAATACACTTCGACGATACGGATCGACACTCCAAATGAACCATCGTGGAATACTCGAGCGCGTTCTTGTCACAAAACTTCTTCAATCAAAGAATGCCCTGAAGATAAAGAACGTAATTGAATCGTATACGTTTTCAAATAACAATACAGCGGCACTTATGAATGCCTGGGCAATTTACAGTATTTCAAAAAATAATCGGAAACGTCTTGCCAATCATCTTGTGAAACACCATCCGCAAACCCCCCAAATAAAAGAAACTATACGTTCGCTAACTTATACAAATCGAAAATGAGTATAGGTATAGTCCATATAAATTCACGAAACCGTACATCTTCTGGTTTTTGTATGACGGCGAGATCATCCTCAGTATATGGAATTTGCTCGCGCTGCCATTCCGCCATGAAACACCCATCAAACCATAACCAGCATGCGACACATACACTTGTCAAGAACATATGAGTCTGAATATTCGAACGTTTTTGAAAAAGAATACCGATCGTTACGACCAATATGATAAACTGGTGAACATAAATGTTCAACTTTTGTTTGAGCGTAAGCATGTATCGACCGTGAATCACATCGATATCCGTGCGACTGACACCGAACGTCATAAGTGCTATTGCTGCCCATAGAATGGTGTCAGCATTCATCTATAATATATTGAGATTTACTTGCTCAGCAGGGAGCCACCAATACCACCCTTAATCTCGAAATCGCGCTGCTGGTTACGTACCCAGTCAGTGTCACCGCAGAATCCCCCTGGAGTCAGGCTCTTGGAGTAAAAGGAGGAATCGGGATTGAATCCACCAGCAACACACTTGAGCTTGTGCTGTAGATCAAAAATACTTGCTGGACCCTTGCTTGCCATGGATCCCTGGACAGTGTCCAGATCAGCGAAACTCTTGCGACTGAATGTCACCTGGTAGAGAATCAGGAGCAGCAGGGCGACGATGACGATATGAACCGCATTCATTTACTAGTACCATAGGAAAATAGTTGCGTTAAAGGGAAGAACTATTATTCTTTAATATAGACAGATGGACTTGTCGGTCGATACAGGGATGTCATTGAACCTGAACGACGATGAACGTCGCCTGATGGATGAAATTACATTGACCACACCTGATACCAAACATACCGTGCCTGTACGTAAGCCACCAGTGACGCGTCCTCTTGGACGTCGTCCACCACCGGTTGTGACTCGTGAGCCTGTTGATCCCGGCCTTGATGCATTTATGAACCCTACGAAGACGACTGTACCCGTTCCTCCTGCTGCAGAGATGTGGGATGGAGGTGAGCAAATGCCTGAGGATGGTGATCCAATGCATGCACCTCAGCAAAGTATGCCGACTGGACCAAGCGAGGGATACAAGACGATCGAAGACGAAAAGGCGGATCTATTGAACAAGATTTCTCGTCTCGCAAAACGCGGTATGCATACATCTTCTCGTTTGACAGCCTACAGCGATATCGAGGAGATTCGCACAGAGTATAAGCGCCTCATTTATGCGATTGAGTGTGATCGCGCAATCAAGTTTCAGCGTCGTATCCTGATTGCCTGTGTCACCGGTCTTGAGTTTTTGAACAAGCGGTTCGATCCGTTCGATCTTCAGCTCGATGGGTGGTCTGAGAATATGATGGAGAATGTCGAGGATTACGATGGTGTATTTGAGGAACTGTACCAAAAGTACAACGCCAAGGTGAATGTCGCACCAGAGGTGAAGCTGATCATGATGGTTGGTGGTTCTGCGATGATGTTCCACCTGACGAACAGTATGTTCAAGGCGGCAATTCCTGATATGAGTAAAGTCATGAAGCAAAATCCCGATCTTGTAAAAAATATGATGGATGCTGTTCAGCGAACACAGCAGGAAGCGGCTCCGATGGGCGCATCAGGTCGCGGTGATGGATCGTCAGCGCGTCGTGAAATGCGTGGACCGGCAATGCCCCCAATGGATATGGGAAGTCTCTTTGGAATGATGGGTCCACCTCCGCCTATGAACACACGTGAGCCTGAGCATCGTGCTCCAGAGGAGGATGAAATCTCAGACATTGTCTCAGTCGACATGGGTTCAGACACGAAGGATGTGGATGTTCGTATTGGTCGAAAGAAGAGCGGAGGAACAAAGAAGAAAAAGGAGGTGACACTCTGAAAAAATCTTTTTAAACTAGTAGGATGGGCATCTCATATGCTCCTATAGAAGATACATTTCCAGAATTACTCGTCAGTCCCCAGAAAACTGTTCAACGGACCCGTCCCGCTGTGCTCAGAAGAAACATTGGACCCGACAGCACTGAGTGTAACTACCTCATCTTGTTTTTTGTCTTTGGTGTCTTTTTTCTTTCCTTTCTTGACGGTGTCTAACAGAAACCCCCTCTTTAATGGATCAAACTTCATCTGGTGTTTTTCGGGTGGTGGAGGCGGAGGAGGATGCGGAGGGGGTCCGTATGGATATATGAGACGTCGTATTTGTCCTACAACTTTTTGTTTTTCATCCGGGTTGAGTCGTTCCCAGCCCCGACGAAGAATAAATGGACTTGGAAGTTGTTCACGAATGATTTTTCTTAAATGTACCGGTAAATATCGAAACTCATTCAAGTCTGTAAATGCAATCTCTCGTTCTTTGGTTCCGAGTTTTATGAAGGTGAGCGTGAGCATACACAATGCGAGAGCAAAGACGACATATGTCGCGTCACGCATGATCTAATGTAATCATACATTTCCCCTGTTGAAAAATGGACGCGCGAGATCTTTCCTCCTCTTCGTCTTCAAAGAAGAATCCACAGTCTTTGTAAATTCGAGCACGTTTACGCCACATGGCATTCATAACACTCCACGCGTCGACAATGTCATATACAACTTTTGGTCCTTCTTTTCGGAGAACACGTCCGACAGCTTGTCGAACATCCGAGTGTGGTGTTGCCAAGACGATAGCACTGAGTGTTGCAATGTCAAGACCTTCATGAGCCAATGAAAACGTTCCAACGATGATACGTTTGCGTGCTGATACAGCAAGGTCCTCCTGTTTCATACCACCCATATACAGACCAGCACGTGATCCAAACTGCGAAACAAGCCATTCACAATGAGAACGACGATCTGAAAGTACAAGGACTTGATGATTTACAGAAGCGTCTCGAATGATTTCGACGAGAAGTTCGTTTCGTTCTGGAAGATCGACAAGAATGTTCACCATGGATGCGAGACACACCTTTCCAAGTCGAGACACTGGTGGAGCCTTTCGAAATTCGGGGTGTACATGATGAATTTTTATGACACGAACTTCCGATGATGATTCTCTGTATTTTGCGTAGAAGCATGGACCTAAAAACCAGTAAAGAACACGTGTGAGACCATCCTTTCGATCGGGTGTCGCTGTGAGACCAAGTGTATACTTGGGACACATGGTAAACATTGCTTGTGAAAATGCAGGTGCACCGACATGGTGAGCTTCGTCGACAATCACGAGACCGATGGAATCAAAGGTACCCTTTGGAAACTCACGCGAACACAATGTTTGAATCATAGCAATGACAAATGGGTGGTCGAGTTCACATCGATCTTGTTGGACTCGACCAATGGTACATCCTGGACAAAACTGTGCGATTCGTTCCGACCATTGGTGTGCCAAAAACTCTTTGTGAACAATGATAAGACACCGAACACCAAGGCGTGCTGCAAGAGCAAGAGCGCATACAGTCTTCCCAAAGCCGACATCAAGCGAAAGAACTCCATGTCCTTTGTAAAGCGACAAAGCTTCAAGTTGAATATCACGTAACTGTCCTGTAAATGGAATCTCTACACGAACTGGTTCGGGGCGTATATCTTTCGTCGCAGGTCCGAGTGTATCGATACCGTAAAATTGTGGAACAATCAAAGACTTTGATGTTTCTCGAAAAACTTTGAATGCCGGTGGTCGAAACCCAAGTGCGTTTTCAATCGCACGGACAGTGAGTTCCTTTTTTGTCTCGGATGAAAATGGTGTTACGTATCCCTGTCTCGTTAACATAAAAGAAAAGAGCACGTATTCTATAAATGCGTCTGTGTTTTATTCTTCCTGGTCCGATGGAGAATGTATACACGCCAAACTTTTTGCTTGGATGGACTGATTTGATTATGAAGTGTGCACAGCGTGGACACCAGGTCATGGTCAGTCAGCAGAAAACACGGTCCGAGTGTTTTCTGTCAACCGGAACTGAGGTGTTCGATGCATACATGTGCATCGATTCCGATATGGTGTTTGATTCCGAGGATGTTTTCAAGCTGATTGAGAGTCCTCATGATTTCACTGGTGCAGTCATTACATCGTCCGACGGCGTGTCGACGACATTTGGAAAGACCTATGACCAAGTCTCAAAGGATGATCAGTACATTGAGGTTGATGAGCTCGAGCCAACTTTTGTATTGATGCGTCGTGTTCCAGATGGATGGAACTTTGAGAGTAAGATCAAGGCACATGTCGATACATCTGTTCGCGTCGGTCATCGGATCACACTTGTGGTGTGATTGAACGAAGTACATGTACACTTTGAACGATATCAAACGTACACTCGACATGCGTTCCTTCAGTCAATGACTGAATGGGCGTGATGCCATGAACAAAACACATGACGCGATTATAGCGAAACGGAATTTTTACACGAACAACTTTTTCATTCATCAAAAGATCAATATACTTCCGACCATTTATGTCATACCATGGATGGTGAATGGTCGCAAGTACCATCTTTTATTTCTTGGAACAGAGTAGAATATGGCTGATTTTGACGAACAGCCTGAAACCAAAGAACTCTTTATGAAAATTCTTCAGGATGTCCAGAGCGTCATTCTGCCTATCAAAGAAGAGGCGCGTGGTGCACCACGTACAAAAGGAACGAAAGTTGGTGGCTCAAGAACAAGTGGATCCAAAGCTCGTACTACTGGTGGAACACCACAGAGCGGTGGAGGGGGAGGTCGTGCAGGACGGAGTGGAGGAGGAGATGCCGGTGGTGGTCAGGCAAGAGGAGCCAGTGGAAAGAGTCATACAAGTGATGAAGTGGCTAAAAGTCCAGCGGCCGCGAAAGATGCTGCGCATGAAACCCCATCATCCGGTAAAAAATCAGGGGAATCGACGCCGTCACAAGAACACGATAGTAACTCGACGAATAAACGAAAGAAGGATGCAGAAGACAAGAAGAAAAGTTGGCTTGATAAAATTGGCGGTGTTGGCGGTCTTGTGGCACTCGGTATTACACTTGCAATGGCAACAGCGATTGCTGAAAAGTCCCTTGAATCATATATCAAGTGTGAAGACGCATCAATTACAATTACTTCTGTGAAACCATCACCACGTGGATTTAGTTGGATGCCTCAATGGAAATGGCTGATCAACTTATTTCCAAAGCCAAAAACCGTTGATATTCAATGGAGCGCCGATAACAGCTATACCCCACTTGCCGGGAGTGATTCGTGGGACATTACAGGAACCGGAACAATCATGGACAAAAAAGGTGTTCCGATCAAATCTGTCAATGGAAAAACAGTGACATGTGTATGTGGTCAAGACGACTGTTCAAATGTAAAGTCAACAACACAAGGAACAGCAAGTGCAAATTGCGATTACTCGGATCGTTTGAACAAGGCTGTTGATGATACAGCATCTGATTTTGCATCGACCGTTGGTAAATTCATGACAAGTCTAGGGTCTGGGCTCATGTCTTTTCTCCCTATAATCTTGTTTGTCTTGGCTGCATTTTTACTCTTTTCAATGCTAAAATCTTAAAAGGTACTGAAATCACCGATTCCAGAACGTAATATATAACTTGTAAATGATGTATCATATGCAAGATTCGATGTTCGTATAGCCGTGTGTTGAATACACGTGTTTGTTGCCCATTGATATTCAAATCCAAGACACGTCACATTCGATGAACAGTTTGAGGCACATTCAAGATAACTCGTCGAAATGTACTGTGCAATATTTGAATGAGGTGTGTATGTGTCAGCAATATTGCTTTTGTATGTTGCATATGATTCAGATGGTTCCATCCCCTGAACTATGGATACGGTATTTCCCATAAATTGGATTGGGAAGCTTGTGTCCGTCATTGTCATACATACATTCGACGCTGTATTTGACATTGCGGCAATACAATCCGGACTCTCGTCTTCACACTTGCTTATACACGTCTCATTATCGTATACATTTGAATATACGTTACTTACTTGCCCATCCATATATGTATTCGAAAGAACATCGTATTGTCTTGGGTAATTGTGTAAATATGTGTTCAGCCACTGTGGCCACCACCATTCTGTCGGTGGTAACACTGACTGATCATCCTTATTCACATACAGGTAGATGGAATATGAGATGACACCGAGAAGATAAAAACTGACCAGTGTCAAGAGTATCCCAGGAAGAGCAGCAAGTATTCTTAGTGCTGGATTTCCACTGCCTCCACTGGACATGTTATAATCGTGAGAGAAAAAGTTTGAGAGTAATAGTAGGATGTCGACAGATGCGACAACAAGTATCACATTCATTTTGTTACTGTTGTTGTTTGCAGGGGGGTTTCTAGCATACAATTCTTTGAAAGGTGCCGGTGCCGGAGGAGGAGACGGAGCTGGTGGAGGAGCAACGAATCGACCGTTTGGTGGCGGTGCACAGCCGGGCAGTGTAAATATTCAACCCGGTCAGGGTCCAGCTGTCCTTCCTCCTGGATGGCTTACAATCTTTTTGAATACATGGAACATTGCACTCGATGTTATACGAAACTCTTTGGATGAATCGTTACGTCGGAGAAATCAGACAGATCTAGACGATGAACATCAAAGACGGCTCAGAAATGAACCTGAACATTCGATAAAGGAACGTGCATCTGACGAGGACACACGTCGGAAACCTACAAAACCAGACGAAGAAACACACGCTGTTGACGATGAAAGAAATCGTCGAGTTCAAAATTCAACTGACGTGAATGATCGAGCCAAGAAACCTCCTGAACCAACAGAAGCACACGATCGTATAAATAATGCAGCACACGAAAAGACACAATCATCAGCAGGTGACATCGATCGAAAACTGTCAAGAACACGAGGACAACAACTTCTTGACGAAGCAAAGAATATCGATAAACATCTCCTCGATCCAACAATTGATGCCGAAGATGCAAATCGAATGAGACAAACACGTGAAAAATATACACCTGGACCAGATTCGACCCGTGTTCAGAGGGCAACGAATGATCACATATCAACACACGCAGATGCCGAAGTACGTGCACGTTCAAAACCACCGGTAGATCATGCACCGGCTGCACAGTCGTTTGAAGATCAACATATAACACAAGCAAATGAATCGATCCATTCAAAACTCAAACCTCATCCCGAAAATCTCGATGCAGCCCGTAGTGTCGAAGCTGAACGTCAGTCAAAACTCGGACAGTTTATAAAACAACTTGAAGCGCGTATTCAAGCAAAGCGAACACGTGGATTTGGATTGAATAAACGTGTGAATAATTCAAGAACCGTCATTGCTGAAATTGTTGAACCACGTGTAATTGATTCAAACACGGGCAAAGCAAAACGTCTCGAGGATATGAGCTCTGATGAGATTCGTTATAACATGGACAAAGCCGGTCCTATGGGACATACACCGTCCGATGCATTTGTACAACACCCAATAGGAAAATCGAGAATTGCGGGGCAATTGTCAGCGATCGAAGCAGCGTCACGTGCAAAGTCAGCAGGGTCGGCACTCAAATCTGCTGCAGTTCGAGTCGCGAAAGCGCTGGTTATAGGTCTTGAAGGGATTGGGTTTGCACTTGATGTATTACAAATTGTCCAAGTTGTTGGAAACTCGGTATATTACGATCCAAACTGTGGCCCAGGTGGAGACTATTCAAAATGTAAATTTCCCGACGATTTACTCAGTTCGAATCAAGTACACGATGTTGCAAAGCTTTCACTTCAAAAACAGATTGAAGCAATCAATCAGTTTACCCCATCTGATGCAAATTTCAAACCAAAATTCCCAGTGATTTATGGTCCTCTCGATACACTCAATCGAGATCCATATGAGAATCAAGCACTCATCGAACTTGAAGTTGATGCGATACAAAACAAGATTTTCAACGCTGCTCCATACAGACAAAAGTTTGTAGATTATCTTGGAACCGATGGCGTCACTTCCGTGATACAAGATCCAGTAGATGCACTCTCGTATTACGCCTCTCAAGCAGGACTTTCGAATACAGAAATTGATACCGTCTACGGTCAAGCATTTTCCAAGGTCTGTACATATCACGGAGGTTTCGTATGGCAAGACACGTACAGTTCTGGTCGAATTCGATATCAATGTGGATATTCGCAGGCAGACTGTGAAACAAATCGCCTTCGATACTTTACACCTGACGGTGCAGGAAATTACGCTGAATGGTATACAAATGCCGAACTTCCAGGTCTTTTGCCGACGGGAACGAGCATGCCAACCTTTACAAAGAGTCCAACTGGTATGAATGGCATGTGTCTCGTCACAAATGCAGGTATCGCAGCACTCTGTGAATATTACAACGGAACATACGATGTTACACAACATACATGTGTGTTTTCACCCGCGTATTGTCAAAGTATAGGCACGTGTCACAACTCGGCCGATAACACGTGTTATCTTCCAAGTTCAGAGATGGAAGCACTTTCATTTTTTTACGGAGAAGGAGGTGTTCGAGAATGGATCAAACGAAATGGGTGTACATTCGTTGGATCTGATGCACAAAAAGCACAATATGCATTCCAATCTGTTGCAGCTACATTTGTGCCAGTAACTCTGTTGTTTACCGCCGAAGGACGTGCGATGCTTGCAGATGCAATTAAGAATGCACGGAATTGGCCCGCAGGTCTCGGAGAAGCACTGAGCGATCCAAATGTTGCTATCGGAGCGATTGCATCTATTGTATCCATTGCAGTGACAGCAATGGCTGTTTCTGAAAGTTTAGGAATGACTGCAGCAGTGGCTGTTACTGCTGGACCCCCTGGCTGGATTGTAGCCGCAGCTCTCATGGTTGCAGCCGCAATAACTATAGCCGTGACAATGTTAGAAGCAGAAATTGAGGCGGATGAAACACCAAAAGCAGATGTACAGGAAATGGCAATTTATGGACTTACGGTTTATACAAATTCATCGGGAGGAAGAGATTTCACGCCAGTCAATCTTGGATTTGCCGATGGATGGGTCACTCGCAAACTTCCATTAACAAAAGATATCAATACTGGACAGATATGCAGTGCGTATCAACACTATACAAATCCATCGACATGCGTCGAAGTGTCAAAGATTGCTGATTATCCAGCAGTAACTCAAATTCCATACGCATTTGGTGGAAATGGATACAGTGACTACTCGAAACGTCTCCAGTGTTGGAAATATATGAACAATACGTACACAAACAAGTTACCGGATGGCAGAACGTCACGAGATATTATACCCACATATTCACTCTCATTTGATAAAACGGGACTTACGCTCGGAGATGCATATGGATATACATCCGGTGCACAAATAGTACTTGATGGGTATTTCCGAGTCGGTTCAGATGGTGTGAGCGACGATAAGAAAATCTGGTGTATGGAACGTCGACCTCGTGTGTCTCTGTTTGACTCACAAATCGGAGGAGCGGCAACTGCAGATGTTGCACATTTTACAACGAATCGTGTATTTACATCGCGGTATGGCGAAGCTGATCAATTCTATCCAGCATATCCATATGATACATGGAAAAACAATGCAGCATCTTCGAGTTATCCAAATGGATACAAGTATCAGCTCGTGTATTCGAAACAAACATTCAATCGAGACAATATGTGGGACACAAATCTCATGGCGGCAATTTTCACAGATACGACTGTTTCGGATATACGAAAGCATTTTTGTGAACAAGATCTCATCAAATATGCAAACGATCTGACAAAGATTGATAAGAGATGTTTCGGCTATCTCAATCTACAAATTCCAGGGGTGACGTGGCATGCCATGTCTGTTCCTGGTGTATATAATACAAGTTACAACACAACAACTGGAACGGTACATATTGGACCACTTGTCGAAGGAAATGCAGATAACGTATGTGCTCAAGAATATGGACCACACTGGGAAGAAGATAGTCGAGATCTCTGTTACTTGAATTGTGACTATGGGAATGGTGCAAAGAATGATTCATATGCAAACATTTCACGAAAATGGCAAAGTGATGGAGCAACCATGTGTTACAAAAAATATGAAAAGTGGGAAGACAATAAACAAGGACATACGACAATGACCATCACAAAGAAGATTATCATGGCTGATTATCAAGGTGCACCAAACGATTGTCCAGCTGGTATGTCACAAGATGCTGGACTCTGTTATAAATCATGTGAGAATGAATATCCATCATGGTATAATTCATCGACTGAAGAATATATAAATTCAGGACATCTATGTTACAAGCATCATAAAGAATGGGAAAACTATGCCGGTGCAGGTCGTACATTTTCATCCATGACCAAACCTGTTATTACAGCAAAACTCAAAGGACCAAAACTTGGCCTTGCTGGTAAGGGTACGTGCGCAGATAATCAGGACGGAGATGCATCTTCTGGTATTTGTTATGATAAGTGTAACTCCGATGAAACTGCTATAGGGCCTACATGTTATAAGAAAAACTGTCCCAGTGGAACAACTGAATATACAGCAGGACTATGTACAGACAATTGTGGTCCAGGATACTCGTATACAAATGGATTTTGTTACGCAGATTGTCCAGGAGGACAACATAGAACCGCTCAGGGAGTATGTAGGGAGGATTGTCACGATATTGTAAATAGTAGTGGTCGTCGGATTGCAAAAATGACAGATAATGGAGCCGGTACGTGTTATGCAGCACGGCACGATGATATAGATTGTGGTGGTGTCGGTGACAATTATCACATCACAGGACTTGGGACATATAATCCAACGTGTTATCGAGATCCTGATTCGTATAGTCCAGACTATTGGGGGTATGATGGATGCTGTTCATCATTAAGCTATTGTATTTGCGATACAAATGACGGATGGGAGTGTCCAGTTAATTGTGAGTCCAGTAACAACTGTCAAAAATGGATGTGTTAAGTAAGAATGGGCAATCAGTCAAGTTGTACAGAGACTCTACATACAGGCGATTGCCGAGGGCGAGGGACACACTGTTATGGATGTAATCGAATATTTCATGGAACATGTAGGGATGGATATCATGACGTTGCAGGTGTATGTTGGAAAGATGCGGATTCATTTGCTTTATGGTATACACCGATATCAAGAAATTCAACATATTCTACACCAGCAATCAACATAAAACCTCAGCGATATCGAGGTCCAGGAAACACTCCAAAGTGTAGAGGAGATTTAGTTGAATATGGATCAGCGCTTGGGTCGTGTTATGAAGATTGTAATATTACAGCACATGAAAACGGTTATGACTTTTTACAACCAAAAGTCAATGGAAAATATCCCCGTGATTCCAACGATCGTCTCTTACGGAAACCTGGAAAAGATTGGGTCAATTGGACTATGAAAAGTGCTGGTCTCTGTTCACTCGAGTGTCCTTCAGGATATTCGGATGGTGGAGCTTTTTGTAACGCACCTTCAAAGATTAATACACCAAATCCACTCGAGTGTTCTGGACGATGGCAACAATATGGTCTTCAGTGTTATACACCATGTAATGAAACTGCGGGTGTCAGTACATGGGATGGTACAAAACAAGTGAAAAAGTCTGGATATGAATATGTGAATTATCAAATGCAATCGGCTGGTTTGTGTAGTCAGCAGTGTCCCGACGGTGCATCCGATGGAGGCGTCTTTTGTAATCGACAGAAATATAGTCGAGGCGCCGGACAGCAGAAACCGTATAGATCTTAACGCGACGATGCGGCAGGAATTGTCCACGTTGGTTGAGGAACAGTTAATGGTCCAGCCCTTGATGCGAGATCTTGATTTGAAACACCGCTTGAATTCTTGTTTGTAGAATCTTGACTCATGATTTTCCAAACAGCAATATTGTTGAGTCCAGTATTTTGTGAGGCTGTCGCGGAAATAACTGGCGTTGTATTCGTTGCACTTGTAGGTGCAGAAACCATGCGTCGAGGATCTATGTTTCCGGTTGGGTTTCCTCCGGAAATTGTTCCATATGTCCATGCAATGTATGTACTTGACGGATCCGCGCTTACACCATCGGCCGGAGTAAAGAAACCGGGACACACTTGTGCATAGAATCGACGTGTCGGTCCAGAGACGTCAGCCTTCCGAGCATTATCAACATCTGTCACTGAAATAGTTGTATTTGCTGGAATGACGACACTTCCAACAGTGACTGCAGTACCGTACGTATATGTGCTATTTGTCAAGGCCTCGACCAAGTTACGAACGGGCTGGTACACTTGTTGAATGGATGAAATATCGTTGCCCATTTGGGTATATGCAGTATAGACATCGACTCCCTGAACGGTTGTTCCCGTCGTTGATGGAATTTGTGTCGTATCAAGATATCTGCACCGTGAAGATACATAGGCGCTTGCCTGTGCCTGGTAGCACTGATCGCGTGCGGTTGCAGCCGCGACAACAGTTGGATCGGATGTATTTCCACCGGCTGTATTGAGTACATTTTGGTATGCATCGCGACAATGAGAGACGCTCGTCGTGTATGCAGACAATGCAGAGTCACCACCTGACGTTGTCATGGCGACAGCGGGTGATACAGTCTGACTTGCACTTACCGTGTATGTTCCGGCACCGCCTGTCGTTCCACCGGTTTGTGCCGTGATGGTGGTTCCTGTAGTTACACCGGTTCCACTCAAGGTTGCACCAACAATAATCGTTCCAGACACTGTTCCAGAGACAGTCAATGTGGTTCCGGCAATAGAACCGGTAAAACTTGCTGTTCCACCACTTCCCGTAACGACATATGTCGAACGTTGTTTCTTAAACATCATAAACAACACATATAGTACAATCGCTGCGACGACACATGCGACGACGATTTGTGTCGATCGTTTCATACTACTTAGGTATAAGAATTTTTCTCGTTACGTGATGACATACACGTTTGACACGTATCCTGGAGAATACTTACGGTCCGTCATTCGTCCGAAATTGTTTTGATCCGATGAATAAAATGTATATGTTTTTCCATCCATAATGAGAAATCCATTCGTGACGAAATCGACAGATTGGAATATGATTGTTCGTGTTTGTCCGTTTGAATCGAGCCATGGCGCAGTTGTAATTGAAACATTTGATGTTCCATTCACATTTGAATTCATTGTAAACAGGGTTGTCCCATCAACCTTTCGCACTGTAACATTTTGATTTGCTGGGAAGGGTGGCGTAAACGTGTGACTCGCCCCAGATCCTGTTCCGTAATGAATTGCTGTTTTTGCAGCGGCAGCAGATGAAAACGTCTTTGAAAGTTGAAGTTCATATTTTACTGTGTATGCACTTCCATCCGTTCGAAATTGCCGTACCGGACATCCCGAGCAATCATCGAGTTCAGATGTTGATAATGTTTTCAATGCGCCTCCATCAATCATTTTGTCGATAGCTGTATTACATGCCAAATAGTCATGACAAAACCTTCCAGTTTTTGAAATGTCAATCGATGAAGGGATTGTATCATTCTTGTTTAAAGGAGGAGGCTGTCGTTTTGCATACGACACGGCACGTATACCTGAATCGTATTCCGATGTCCAACGATTGTATGGATCTTCTCGATCCGTATTCAAATCTTCACGAGCTGTTGTCGCTCGTCCGGTCGGAAAGAATTCACACATGCCGGTTAGACTGTCAAAGTTGAATCCGGCACAATCAGACCCAGCATCACACGTTGCATAACATTTTTGAAGTGTATTTCCACTCGAAGGTATGTTTTGATATTCGACGCGTACATGACCATCCTGGATCATATTGTGATGTAAAAAGGCTTGTGGACTAAACTCGTATCCAGGTAAAGTACTGTAACGCAAATAATCTCCTGGATGTTCGTTCGGAACAACAACAACTTTATCCTCCTCGGTTGTTTGATTTGTATTCAATATGTACGGAAGAGATGTCACGGTCTGTGGTGTATTTGAAAGGTTTGTAAAATCGTATGTAACGGCTTTACATCCTGAAGCTGCTGTACATCCACTGATTGCCGTTTGAAGACCTTGTGGAAGATCTGACAGTGATGCTGGAATTGCTGCTGGTGCTGCATTAAAAGTAAAATTGTACAAATCACTTGGTGATATCGTTGCTGCGTTATGTATAGAATTACAGTCATCTACACTCATGCCACTTGGACATGCTGCCATCTACTGTGGAGCGAGACAAAAATCAGCCATCAATTCGTCAACAGATGAATAATATCGCGCAAGATCCTTTTCGAATCGTTTGTTCATGTGTTCGCCTTTTTTGTACAGATATGCTAAATTTGCTCGACTGTATCGTGTTTGTCGTTGATGTTCTGTCGGTTTTCTTGGAACTTGTTTCTTTGGTTCGGTCGAAACAGGTACAGTGGGTGCACGATCCATATAACTGAGTGCTTGCATACACGTGTCTGCGAGATCATCTTTTTTCTTATGTCTATCAAACTCACGAATCCATTCTGCGTTGGTTTGCTCAAGAAATGCTCGACACCGTTCGACGGATGCTTTTTTGCGCGCAATGTATTGTGTTCGACCTGGTCCGGAAATGTCTGGAATTTTATGACGTGCATCCCAAATCACGACCGTCTGGTCATGACATAGAAAGTATGTATGTAAAAAGTGTTCGACAGACTTTATGGTATGATTCTTTTCGGGTTGTTTCTCGATAATCACGGTATCGGATGTCAATATAAATGGTCGGGCATCAAGATGCTTTTTGAGAGATGGAAATAAACCACTTGAACTTTTCGGCGGAACACCGGATACTTCCCAGGCTTGAATTTTCTTCGTCTGTGAATCAATCAAACACATGGCAAGATTCTTTATCCCGACATCTATTGAAAGAATAATCATAACTTATAAAGACAAGAGATAAGACTTTAAGTATGGCGAATGTTCATTGTTGGTGGTGTTGTCATCCTTTCCCGGGCACGTCTTTACACATGCCATACAATTATGATGGACGTAAGAAACAGTTTTTGACTGTTGGGCACTTTTGTTCTTGGGAATGTATAAAATCGTATTCGATCGATATGAATGATGCGCGCGTCTACGAACGAACTTCATTAATTTCTCTCATGCGTCGACATGCCAACAATGGAAAGTATGAAAAGATAGCGTGTGCACCGAAACGACCTGCACTCAAAATGTTTGGAGGGATTTTAACCATCGATGAATTTCGTAAAGGATCGTCAAACGTTATTGTCACAATGCCTTGGGAAACACACTTGATTCCAACGGTCACGTCGAAAACACAGGTGGCTGTATCTGTACCGACAGTAAATGCAACATCGTCCGATTTGGTACTTAAACGTAATAAACCTTTGCTTCGTGCAAAAAGTAGTTTAGAGTCATCACTCGGAATTATACGCAAGACAAAATGATGCGTTTTTTATTTCGATGGTGTGAACCGGAACCGATTGAAACGGGTCCGAAATATGATTGGGTATTTCAGCACGGTACGGTTGTCAGGGCACATACGTACGATGCTGCAGTAAGAAGACTCAAATATATACACACAAAACATTTTTGGGCAGTCGAAACACAAGCAGAAATTTGGGACGTACAATTTGATGAAGATGTCGTCGTCGAAAACGTCAAAGGTCAATATGTATCAGATGCTGCTGAGAACGCTCGATTCTATCTCAGGGAAGATATACGATACTCGAAAGTGATTAGAACTTCATGCCCGGATGACATTCCTTTGTGTCTGATTTCCACATCCCAATACCAAGACTAAACAGGTATACAGAGAGTGCAACAAACCACGGAGGAAGGTCCATAGTGATCCATACACGAGGACGATACTCTGGAAGAATTGTGTTCCATACATCCTCTGTCGTTACAGTATCAGAATCACTGGACATGTCATCTTCACACTCGCACTCGCACTCGGGTCCAGAGCACTTCTTCTCGTCGTCAGACATTTTATAAAAGATGCGTCAAACCTTTTTATCTAGATCTCATAATAATGCACTATCTGTTTCTCATTTTTCTTATACTTTTTGTCATATGGTTTGTATTTCCACAAACGTCTCAGGCTAACCCCGTGTATACGGATACGGATTATGAACGTCGATATGGATGGGAAGGTCCTCTCTGGGGACCACGCAATTCTTTTACATGAGTACTAATAATGAAATCATTCATTCTACTCGGACTTGCAACTGTCCTTGTGTTTGCAATTCTCAATCAGCCTCCAGCAGCCGGGATACGCTTGAGTGCTCCAGAATGGGGATACCTTACATCGATCGATTGGCGCGGCCCCCCTCGTGATAATCACGGACCATGAAAAAAAAACTATGTTTTGTCTGTACGCAAAAATGAAATGACACTTACTCTATACGAATAACAGAATGGAGGAACCTCTTCGTGCTTATGCTCTTGAGAAGATTGCCGAGCTCTACAATCTTCCCAAGACGAATGCAAAAGTCCGCAACACTGAAATCTCAATCCAAAACTATGTATTTTCAATGACATCTCCGAGCGAAGCCTCGTGGGAAAACTCTCAGTACCGTAAGCGGTACAAACAGCGTCTGATGAGTATCCTATTCAATATGCGTGCAAACCCAAAACTGGTCGAAGGAGTCGTCAAGACAAAAACAATCAATCCAGTCACTATCGGGTCTATGACTCCGGATCAACTCTGGCCAGATGGTCCGTACGCCAAGGCGATTGTTTCACTCCGTGAAAAGGAGCTTGCCAAGGAGATGGCAAAGATGGAGGCGGACAAGGCGTACGAAGGTATTCTTACGTGTCCCAAGTGCAAATCCAAAAAGACGAGCTATTACCAAATGCAGACGCGGAGTGCTGACGAGCCGGCGACCAACTTTTGCAGCTGCGTGTGCGGTCACCGCTGGAAGTTCTGCTGAAAAATGACGGCGAACTTCTTTTTCTGACCTAAAAATGTTTCAGCCAGTTGGGGAAATTATTGTTATTTTTAGATTCAATGTATTTTTGAGTCATACTTCGAACGCGATTTGGGCTAAACACCTTTTCAGCGATATTCTTTAAAGGTGCACGATTACGGGCGAGTCGTTTCTTTCGAAGGGTTTGCCATTTCTCTACTGCACGCGCACCGAGTGCAGATCGACTTTGATTATTCAATGCCGCATTGAGAGGCGTTCGACCAAACAACACATTTCGATAGGAAAGTTTTGCACCCGCTTCAACAAGCATACGAGCAACTCGTGGATGTCTAGCGTAGACAGCCCAGTGAAGCGGTGTTCGTCCTTGGTTATCACGTGCATTCACATGTGCCCCGTGACGAAGGAGTTCATGGACGATATTCACATTACCTTGAAATGCGGCCCAGTGAAGTGGTGTCTCTCCAATTGGAGACCGTGCATTCACAGACGCGCCTCGACTGAGAAGAAGACGAACAATGTTCATATGACCAGCCTCAGCGGCCCAGTGAAGTGGTGTAAAATCAATTGTATTCCGCGTATTCACGTTTGTTCCCTGATTTAATAAGTTCCTCACCCGATTGATGTTTCCACGTCCAGCTGCCAAGTGAATCGATGCCATACTATTCATGACGATGAAAATTATCTGATCAGTACAATAAGCCAGGCCCCAAGTGCAAGCCAACACCAATACGATCCAGCTGTTCCGTACTTTGAGTTGAAGTACATGCTTATCATGAATGTCACGAGACCAAAAAGAGCAGCCCCTTGGTGCCCCGTCAGATAAAGAGGTGCTAAAAGAGCAGTTGTCCAGAGAATAATCTCGAATGACCAAGAACTAAATAACCAATTCCATTTGAGATGACCATTTGCGCCGATGGTCGTTCGGAAATCGAATCGGCCCATGAGGAGATACGCAATAGCTCCAGCCGTATACAGAGCCAAAAAACGTTTGTCACGAAGCATGTTCAGTGATGCAGCCGGTTCAGCCAAAATCAAAGCAAGTCCAATAGCTGACCACATGGCGTTCAGTGACGGCACGCTCAAGTTTTTCCACAGAAAGTACTCGACGAGTTGCATCTGTGTAAAAACGACCATAAAGACCCATAGTTTCGGATCTATGATTCCCTGATATTTCGAGAGTGCAGCAAGAGCCATTGCGAGCGAATATGCTCCGAGAGATCCGTTTGCACTCCAACACATAATTCATGATGAGAAAAAATATTATCCGTATTCAGTATATGAGTGTTTCACGCCGTGAATTCGTGAAACAAATGGAGAACGTGCGGCAAAAACTGATTGCTCATTCACCAAAGCTGACGATTAACCAAAGACTCGGTCTTCTGATGGCTATCCCACCAAATAGGGCACGTAGATTGAAACATCTGCCAACCAACAAAGAACTCATCTATCTCGTGCATGCTCCCAGAACACCGCCTTCTCGACGAACGAATCATGTCATGCCCAAGTATAGATGGAGTAAACTGAAAACATACCCCAATGGGTCGACGAATATCTATCACAATAGCCGTGTGGGTCGGATCGTCGTACACTTAAAGCCGCATCAACGCCTCGAAAACTATTGGCGCATCCATAAAAAGTTCCCTGCACCTGTCCTCCCTATGAACGCACTCTCACAAGCATTTCGTAAGCTCACGGTGTCACGAACATCTCCTCCACGAACCAATGCTTCCCGTAAAGCATGAGATGTCTAAATCACTTTTTTCAAAATGTGGTCATTAGAATCTGTTTGGGAAGAAAGTTCCAACAATAATAGGAGCTACTAAACGTCACTTTGTTTTTTGGTCTATCACCTGTTTGAATGAATTCCATTCGTTTTTCAAACATCAACAGTTGCAGATCCTTCTCCTTGAAGAGTTGTTTGGGTGCACTATCATTGAGCCACGTATTGCTCATAATAAGCGCAAACGGTTTGTTGAAACTCAAAGCTCTTTCGAAAATCTTTCTCTTTCCAGTGAATGGAGGATTTGAGACGATACAATCCCAAGGCTCGTCGGGTTGCCAAACATAAAAATCCTTTCCGTCCCGTATGTGTGAATGAATAACTCGGTGTCCGGCGTTTCGAATCTCTTTGACAAATTCAGAATCTTCTGTATCAAATGGACACCATACGATAGCATGTTCAGGAATAAACTGTAGTATAGGTTTTACATAGTTCGCTGGAGTGTAACACTCGTCATTCCCCCCCGGACTATATAAGACTGTATCCATATATACATGGAATGTATACGTTTTATTTTACTTTATTCTTAGATTTTAGTATGGCTGACCGCCATCGTTCAGGCATGGAGGCAGCCATCGACCGTCTTGAACAGGTACGTGAAGAGCTCGAGTGTCATGCCCGTGCGTTCAAAGATGTAGTGACACGTGAAATTGAAAAGGTCAAACGGAAACAATTGAAGATTGTCAAAAAACTTCCACGCGTGTCCGCCGTCGAAAAAAAATATTCATGGAGAGTATAATGTACGGAATTCGTGCCACTGACCGACGAACCAGACTTACGAACAGTAGGAAACCTGTTCGTCAGGTTTCCAGACCGAAGAAAAACCATGTTCCGCGTTCGCTTCCGATGGTTTCACCAAAGAGTCTTAAATTGCTTGCCGCCGAACAGTTTTGGAATCAGAACCCGATCGAAGGCCAACGGTACGTCAAAGGTCCCCAGGGGTTCATTAATGAATACAACTTTTTTAAACAGCTCGAACCGAACCTTCTTCGCGAACGAAACAAACGAGTCGCACAGAATCAGGCGCGTCGGAACGAAGCGGCACGTCGAATCCAACAGGCATGGCGTCATACGAAACCGACACTCACACCTGCCAACATGCGAAAAATACTCATCATGGAGATTCTCTACCGTTCAAAACCAAACTGGAAAGCCGTAATCAATGGTTTCTCACAACGTGTACAAAACAAGTTTCGACGACGGAACTTGACCCCAAAGGAAGTCAATGCAGTATGGGGTCGGGCGAGTCGAATGCTCTAGATAAAATAAAGACGCTCCGGACACCTAATGAGCAAGTGTGAACTTTTGCTCGGGTCGCTTCAAAAGTTTTTTGATGTTCCCGAGCACCGCGAACAGTTGCTTGATATTCTCGAGCACAGAAAAGGTATTTCTTTGCGTACACTCGAATGGTTCGTGACCAACTATTCGAAGAATCAAGATGTGACATATATGACACCGGCTGGTCGTCAATTTAGCGTCCATGTCGCATATAAATCAAGTCTGGATGGATATTCAAAAAAGTTGTTCGATCCATTTTGTCGGACAGAACGTATCGAGTTTCATGGAATAGTTACAACGGTTGCACAGTTGAATTTTATTCGATGGTGCATCACCAATGGAATCATCGACTATATCTCTACGAAACAAGTGTCGCGTAACCGTTCGAAACTTGAAGAATCACGTACCCGTAGTAATATAGATGTAAAAAGTACTGACTCGCAATTTGTGGGGTATATGTGTCCAGGAATTTAATATCGAGATGCGTCGTTTGTGAATTGAGCGTGCGGAAATCAAGAGCTCCCTCTTGTGTGTACTCTGATGGCTTTTTCCCAAAGCAGTAGACATAAAGGTTTTTCGTCGGAACACTAAGTTCATGATCCATGGGTTGTTTATACGAATAATATAAAGCGCCCGGAAAGTTTGAAAGAACATTTTGATTGTTAATGTACAATGTCGCGTAATCGATTGTATCGATAAAACGCGTCGTGACTCCGTTAAAGAATGTGACGGGAGTTGCTGCTTGAATATATTGAGTTGCATATCCATACGAGTATCTTGAGTCATAGTACCCACTCGTTTGCGTTTCAAATAGTTGATTCCGGACAAACCATACCATCATCGTCACTGGGTAGTTTGCCGTGAGATTCAACCGTGTGAGTCCATTCTGATATGGTTGTACAGCCTCGGACCATACACGTGGAACCTTGAATTCGAGTTTTGTATTTTGATAATACATGCGTTCTTCGGGTGTAAGCATAATTTCTTCAATCAACAAACGAGGATTGAGAATATCAATCAAATTTCCATTCACGTCACTAGGTGCATTCGTAATCCACGATGTCGTGTTGAATGTGAATCGTACCGTAATAACTGAATTTGTCACGGCACACATGGGAAAAAATGGTTTTTGAAGACGCTCTCGAACAGAATCACCATGTGAATATCGTCGACAGAAGAAAAACTCAAGAGGAATAATCAGATTAAATCCACTCGTCCCAGGAATTGTACTTCCTTCGGGAACTCCATTACTAATGATTTTATACATGCCAAGCTTCTCATCAGCGTCCAAAAACAGTTGATCGCGAATCACATACCAATCATCTGTGATTGTTTCATATGGAAGACCATCGACAAGAAACTCAATTTTACTAAATAAAGCACGTCCGACGAGTTCACAATACGAATATCCATATGGAAGTGCCGGTAAAGAGCATTGGAGATACATGTTACTTATGAGATCGCCCGACTCTTTGGGAAACAAATCGACTTGTGTGACAGATCCAAGATATGTCAAATTTGTAAGTTTCAAGGGCACGGATACACGTTGAGTCATTGAAAATGCCGTATACTGTTTAAACCCTGGAATCCATAATGATTGACCACCAAACATGTATTTTTCTTGTGCACCGACAGCTGCTATACTTAGGAGTGCTCCAGTTCCAGATCCTCGTTCCGCAAATGTTTTCAATGTATTTGAACCTTCTGATGTACTCACATTCGAATTCAGTTCACGCAACTCTGCAATCTGTGTTGTGATTTTCGAAGCATCATATGCTCGAGGATCATACAGACCAAACGTCGTGATTGCATTTGCATATGCCGTCGGGACAGCAGCCGTCGACATTTGCGACACGGTTATTTGCATGATTGAACTCGGTGCACGTATAAGATTCTGTACATCCGAGACGACAACTGCATTTGATACGTATGGAAACGATATGGATGGTGGCCCGGGACTAATAACAACGTCACCATACACATTTGCAGTAAACTGTGTAATCGTCACATTTCCAGTAATCCCTTGTAAATTCTGGATTGTCCATCCCATACCGATATTGTATCCACTTGTTGGTTGTGTAAGATACACCATAAATGTCCCATCATCCTTGACAGATGGTCCATAAAACCCAAGCACTTGAATCTGCTGGACTGTACTTGGTGTATCATACGTCGGTTGCACAGTTTGTACTGTCTGGGGTGAATAAAGCTTCCCGGTCCCCTGTCTCATACTGACTGAAAACGTATACACTGCATTTGCAACGTCCTGTTTTGTCTGAGCTTGTTGTATCGCATCACTCAGTGTTTGTATCTTCGAACGCTGATCGGTTGTCAGCGTCGATGACTGTATGTAGGCTGTCACGTTTGATTGGATTGTTGATATACTTATGGTATCATCTACGATGGCTCTCAAAAGATAGTTTTCAAGGTCCATACTCTAAAAGACACGTAGATTTTGTTCCCATAGATCAGCCACGGTTGATGCTGTCAATGTATGAATCTCACGTCTGTACTCTTCGATTCGACCGTGAAGTTTCATAACTTCATCACGTGTGTACTCGTATGTCTTTGTATGAAGCAAATCCTTTGGATACCCTCGGCGTTCCATATCGGCTTCGAGCTCTCCACGATCACGTCGAAACACAACGAGACGGTCTTCAATCACGTCGGTAATGAAACGAGCCTTGAGTGTGAGTACATCCATTTCATGCGTCATGGTACGAATCAAATGTTCCTTTCTACGCTGATAGACATCCATCCTGATGGTCACGTAATCAATCAAAATCTCTTCTGGACTTGAATACTTTTTAATCCCTTTGGGTGTCATGAGATACATGTTCGAGGTGTGAATCGTTCGAGAGACTTCGGGTGCTTCATCGCACCATACTCTGAAATTCACATCCGTCTCGGTTGAATGATTCTCATACTTTTGAACCGTTCCCTTTTCGACCAAATCATCAAGATGTTCCTTGACATCTTGAGTCCATTTCCCGGGAGGAAGATCCCTGATAGACCATGCCGAACCCTCCTTCTCAACAACACCGTTCAGTGTCCATGACGAATCTCCCTTTTTTGTCACTGTACCTGTAAATCCCTTGAAATACGGAATCATAGGAACCATCGCCTGGCCGCGCAAAAAGTGTCGAATATTCTTCATCACATCTTCAAGTTTGTATGGTGGAACATATGAAGAGAAACCAGTTCCAATACCCTCGGCGCCATTCACGAGAACAAGCGGTACGACTGGTGCATACCATTTTGGTTCTACAAGTTGACCATCCTCCTTGACATATTTGAGCACAGCATCGTCGCGTGCATCGAAAATCTTTGATGTCTGAGGTGTCAATCGTGTAAAAATGTAACGAGCACTCGCACAGTCCTTGCCACCCATGAGTCGGGTTCCAAACTGACCGCTTGGTTCGAGGAGGTTGAGATTGTTCGAACCGACAAAGTTTTGTGCAAGACCGACAATCGTTCCTTGGAGAGACGCTTCGCCGTGATGATACGCGGTATGTTCTGCAACGTAGCCAGCAAGTTGTGCAACCTTCATATCAGTTGTCAAATGACGCTTGAGACACGCAAAAATGACTTTACGTTGACTCGGTTTCAAACCATCCATCAGATGCGGAATACTCCGATGAATATCCTCGGCTGAAAAGTTGGCCAAGTCTCTGTGAATAAAATCAGTGACAGGAAGCTTTTTGACGTTTCCATATGGAACACCCTGTGGTGGACCAGCCATATGTTTCACAAGCCATTCTTTGCGTGCATCCGCCATTGGCTTTGCAAACGCCAGCGTCATCGACTCGTCCGTCTTTTCATCCGTTTCAAATGATACTGTCAATCGATCAATCATCTTGAAATACTCTTTTGCCTCGGCACTCGTCGATGTTCCGAGACCCTTGTAATACTTAACCTGTGTGCTTCGATTTCCCGATGCATGATATGCCGCCTCAGTAAAAAACCAGTCTTTTCCAGCTTTGATGACTGGTGTCACCATCGCCACTACAAATCCAAGACGAATGAGTTCAGGCCAGAAATGATGAATCATATTGAGTACCAATCCCTTGATATGACTTCCGTCTAAATCAGCATCTGTCATAATCATCAAACGACCGTAACGAAGTTCTCTCAGAGAAGTATAGGTTCGGCCATGTTGAAGACCCAAAATTTTTTTGAGATCGGAAAATTCTTGATTATCGGTCAATTGCTTCACACTTGCGTCACGCACGTTTCGAGGCTTCCCACGGAGCGGAAACACACCATAGGCATTCCGTCCAACAACACTCAAACCGGCGATGGCCAACGTCTTGGCTGAGTCCCCCTCAGTGACAATCAGAGTACACTCATGGGATTTGTGCGTCCCTGCCCAATTCGCGTCATCCAACTTTGGAATTCCAAACACACGTGATTTCTTCGTCCCATCCGTCTTTTTGAGTTCCTTTTCATTCTTTGCAAGTTGAAGAGCTGCCACGTCATCAGCAAGTCCACATGCCATCACCGCCTTGATACTTGCCGGTTTGAACGTATACTCGGTGGTGTCTTTCGAAGTACACTCTGTCTTGGTTTGACTTGAGAATGTGGGTCGATCGCGTGTCGCACGCATAAATACAAACAGCGATGCTTTGACTTGTGCCGGTCGAACGTCTTTGATCGGTAACGCAGTCACAAGTTGATTCACGAAACGATCGACGTGTGTTCCACCGTGTGTCGTCGCAATTCCATTCACATACGATACGTGTTCAAACTTTCCCGTATCTGTGTGTGCAATCACGATATCTGGTCCGAGTGGCACGGTGACGCCACCAGTGTGCATCTTTGCGTACGCCTCAAACGAGTCGACATGAATTCGTTCGTTATTGAAGTACACGTGTGCCTTGGTACACCACGTTGCAGCATCCCATACACGACGTTCAATCACAGTTCGAAAATCATTCGGAAACTGCGTTGCTCCAAACTTTCGCCAATCGGGTTCAAACTCAATCTCGACACCAGATTGACCTTTGAAATCTTTGATGACGGGTTCAGTCTTGTTCGTCATATTATGTGTCCACGTCTGTACATACTTTTTCCCACCAGATACAACAGTCGCGGTGAATCGTTTTGAAAATACATTTGTGAGTTTTGCACCGTATCCATTTCGACCACCCGTCACGCGCTCCTTTGAATCGTCATAATTCGACGATGTCAACAAGTGTCCAAAGATGAGTTCAGGAATCCACACCTTTTCCTTGTCATGCATTTGAATCGGAATACCATCGCCATTATTTCGAACAGTGATTGATGTATCCGACATTGATACATCGATACGAGTCACTTTTTTAGGATGAAGCGTGTGTTGATCAATCGCATTCACAAGCACTTCATCAAAAATTTTCAAGAGACCAGGTGCAAGTGTCACGTGACCTCGACGAAACACGTCATTCTCGTGTCTCCATACGTCGAGCACATCAGGAACGACAGATCCGATATACGAATCCGGTCGTTTAAGGATGTGCTCGACGTGTGTCAGTTTTTCATACTGCTGCATATGTATACCAAGCGTGTCATGTTTAATACTATTGTATACGTACTAGCTGTCGAATTTCCGTAGGACTTTTCCCTTTGAGAACATGTGCCATCTGACGACATGCACGATCCAACATCTCATCCATTTGAAGATATATACATGCATGCGCCAGATTCCATAACACATCCCATGGTTCATTTATGGGGTCTTCCTCACATTCCTGCCATTTTTGAATGACTTGTATGATTTCGGATGAAATAATCGGGATTGGAATCGGACATTGATTCCCACAATCCTCTTGAACATTCATCAGAAGATTACTTTGTGAACCATCAAACTCGAATTCGACACCATCAGATGATATAATCTTCATTTTTCCTTGCGTACTCAGGGTATGAAACCTCTATGTAAATAAAATCTATACACTTATCAAAACATAATGAAAAAAGGTGCTGTATGTTCCCTGTCTGATCCATTCTGTAAACAAAAGATAGTATCATTGAATCCTTCATGGTACTATACATGGAATACACGTGGTATTCCAGGACTCGTCGCTGTTCCGTTTATTCCCATGGTATGGGGAAAACATGATATTGCACCGACTGCGATGATTCCAAACTCCCCTTTGCTTGGATTTAACGAACCAGATGGTGCACAGCAATCAAACATTTCAGTTCAAACCGCTCTAAATCTTTGGCCAACTATACAAGCATCTGGACGGCGTATTGGAAGTCCGGCGACGGCCGGAAACCCATCGAAAGATGGATCATGGCTTGATCAATTTGTCAAAGGAGGTGGAACCTTTGATTTCACGTGTGTGCATTGGTATGCACCGCCGAATGCAGACTCATTTCTAAAAGAAGTTGATGCCATATGGACCAAGTATCAAAAGCCCATATGGATCACTGAATTTGCAGTCGCTGATTGGTCAGGAAAATTCCCTGGTGGATTTGATGTCGAACTTGTGAAACAGTTTATGAAAGATGCATGTGCCGGTCTTGAATCACGTTCATATGTTGAACGCTATGCATGGAAAACGCGTGCGACGAGCGACACGAACATGGGTACGAGTGCACTCTTCAATGATGACGGTTCATTGACTGAACTCGGTGAACTGTATGCATCTATTTGAAATACGTCTGTGCATACCATTTATTGACACCCGTCACTTCACATACGAGGTGAAACACTGCACCACTGATAAAGACGGCTGTCATTGGCTTTGTGTGCATTGACACGAGAGCATAAAGAGCCGCAAGTAAAAGACCAACAATGAGCGCTTCAATCAAAACAGTCGTCACGGGTTTCATATATTTCATGCCAAGAATTTAAATGACGGTAATCGGGTATCCAAGTTCTTCATTCTTGATTCGAAACTCGTGTGTTCGAGCATCGAACGTCAATTTCGACACCTTTTCCCATTTCTTGTGTCCACACATGTCCCGACGAAGGATACAATTCTCATAGATGATTCGACCATCACGCTCGGTCCACATGTTTTTGTAGTAAAAGTTTGGAGTCTTTCCTTTCAGTTTATGACGCGCACAAAAGAGTGCGTCAAACAATTCGTCGCCAAATGTCGGGTTATCAATCGACTCGTGAAGATGTGCACGCCAAATATCCAAGGCTCGCTTCACGGTTCGATCGTCCGATTGACGTGCCAACTCGAAAAGAATCGTACGATTCTCATTCCATACGTCGACACGTGATATACTGGGGGTATCAATACGTTGTTGAAAATACGTGATTGGATCTTGACCAGTCACCATAAGCTCCATACGTTGTAAATGTTCGTATTCTCTAAAATACGAGACGACGACCACCTCCTACATTTCCGTGGTTGTTATTATTACGTTTTCTCTTTGTCGGAGCGCCTGGTGTATTTTTCTTGTTTTTGTTCGCCTTTGGTGATGCAAGAGTTCCAAGCTGACGCACCAGCTGATTCATTTCCTTACTCGTAAGGCGTAGACGTCGACGATTCTCATTCGTCAAATATGGCAGAAGAATATTCAAGAGACGGGCATTCATATACAAAGAACAAGGAAAAAATTACTCATCATCCTTCTTGACCTCCTCATCATCGTCGGGGGTCTGAAATGACTTGAAAAAATCACGCAGCATATCCTGCTCCTCCTTGGCGACACGCTTCAATTCCTCGTGAATCTTCTTGAAGTTCTCGATACGCTTTGACTCGATGTTTCGGCGAGCACGCGCCAGACGCTTTGGAAGGCGGGGTACATCCGGTGCACATGCAACAGTTCGGATAGCAAATGGAGCCATTTAAATATACGGAGATATAAATCTTTATGATTCTCGAACGAATAGCACGGTACGCTGATATTGATACGCGTAGAGCGCTCGGTATTTATACAGCACTCCCAAAGACAGATTTTATTCCTCGACCTATACCTTCTCAGTCATGGAGATATTGGCCTGAAAAACGCAAAGCTATATTTTTCAATGCGCGTCCTGAAAATAACGAGTATGAGTTTGAGATACACACGGGTCTTGTATATACAGGTGAATTTTGGACATATACTCAAGACGCCCAGGTTCGTAGTATGATGAAAATACGCAATCGATACATATATAATGAACATTCAGGAGTATCCACTGGATTGCGTTTTCAGTTTGGATGTCAGCCAGACTTTGTCTGATAAACAAATTCGCTCTTAATGATGTAATATGTCGAGGCTCTTTATAGGTCCGACGCTTTTATCAGGGATTGGACAAGTTACATATAGATATTCGGTTCTTATGAATGGCGAGTATGTTGAGTTTGGAAAGGAGCCAATGCAAAAAACGTACGAGTCTGGTTTTGCATTTGTACTTCCAATCGAACAACACCTTGATCAAGTGGACAACCTTATGCGTCGGTGTAAAAAGAAGATGTACATGACAATTTGCGAAACTGAAACTGTTCACCCTGTCTATGGACTGTTGGTTGCACGATACAAACGTTTGTATGTTCCAAGCACGTTTTGCCGAGATGTATTTGCACGTCAATTTCCACAAGGGGATTGGCGAATTCTTCGATTGTGGCAGCAAATCTATACCGGTCCCGTCACATCAATCATTCCAAAATCAGACCAATATACATTTTATACAATTGGAAACGTGATTGATCCACGAAAGAATATTCGTACGCTTATCGATGCATTTTTGCGTTTGAATCTTCCTGGAACACGATTGATTATCAAAGCGACATGCCATACACCCGTCACATGGCGTATTCCAAATGTTCATATTGTGAACGGACTTATCGATGATGCATCGCTTGAAGATTTTCACGCATCTGGACATTGTTACATCAATTGTTCACATTCTGAAGGTGTTGGAATGGGAGCTGTCGAGGCGGCACTCCGTGATAAGCCTGTGATTATCACGTCGTACGGTGGTCTCAAAGAATATGTCAATACACCATTTATTGTAGACGCTGACGAACTCATATCCGTCGGTGTCGATGATTTTCTATTTACAAAAGACATGATGTGGGGAAACCCAAACAAACAAACCCTCATGAAACATATGCGAACGTGTGCTTTACAAAAAATAACAACCTGGGATCACTCTTTTACAAAAGGACTTTTGGGTGTCATTGGAGAGTCATTAGCTTCTGAATACGAAATCCAGTAGTTTGTAATGTACAAGACAAGTGCAAGGAGAAGGGACGACGATACAAGGAAGGTTTGCTGTGCACGCAAGTATGCTACAAATTCATCGATGACAGAGATACCAATGGGCTTTTGAATGATACGGGGAATAACCATGATGAGCGCTGCATTCACGACAAGCGCCTGAACATACATATCTTACTTAGACCATCGAAAAATGTTTCTTGCAAAATTTTCCGTGTGTCGCATTGAAGGTGCATTGACGATCCTCAAGTGTTCGCGCGATACACTTGACCTGTGTCACGGCTGCCGTCTTTTCTGGAATTTTTACATCGTTGAGGAATATACTCCGTGAGCGCTTCTCTTTGAGCATCTTGTAATGCTCTTTGAGTCGTTCACACGAACGTGTCAACTTTGCGGAATCCATTTGATATACATAATAGAGTCACTTATGTAACACGTGAAGACAAATCGTGTTTTTTCTTGTAAAAGGCCATGTAGTACTGACCCGCTTCTGGAGGTTCGATCTTCGTGATGGTATCGTCATCGACAAACTTCCATACACCCTTGTGTTTTACATAGGCTGCATAATGACCACCGTGTGTCGATCCATAATGAACGACAAGACCGAAGAGTGAATAGCCATGGAAATCTCGCGGAATTCGAACCGTATATTTCGCGTCATACTGATTCATGGAAAAGATCAGTGTTGTTGGCCACTGAGACACGTACGTTCGTGTAACAGCTGCATGATACTCGTTTCCAGCTTCGTCGATATATCCCTGGAACGCTTCGTAACGCTCTCGTTTCTTCATAAGGTCCTCGAGTGTTTGGTTTTGTTCTGTGGGTGTAACGACGATGGTTGTAATATCGTGCTCCTTCTTTGAGACACCTTTTGGATATGTCACTTCTTGTGTCTCCATTCCGTTAAAAATGCTCTGAATAAATCCAACACCGAGTGCATTCTCAAACGTGTCGATGAGTGACAACACAACTTCTTGAACATCGTGTGGATACATATTTGCAAATGTCGTGTACTTTTTCACGAATGCTGCGTGGAACTCCTGAATCTGAACAGGTTCCTTGGATTTCCACATGGCATTCACAAGTTTGGAATACTCGCGCGTAATTTCACAAGGTCCTTCATATGGTGTCTCAAAGAGACGGTTTGTCAGTTCAGGGACATGAATAAGACACTGAATCGCCGAGTTGAAATAACATGTATTTCCTATATTTGGAAGACCTTGCGGCATTATACAGTATTCCTTTTTTCTTTTTATACTGTATGGACACAGGTCGTGTCGTACGCATACGTGGTACAAATCGACGTATTCTTCGAAGTTCAACGGGGCGTGAATACTATGTTCTTCCAGGGGGTGGTCGTCGGTACGTAAATGCCGCCCCTGCAGCGGCTGCGTCACCTGAAGCACCTGCAGGGTTCAAAAAAGTGACTGTTGATGGCCAGCGTTGGATCGTTAGTCAACAAGGTCAGATTCGCAAGCCAAACGTAACACGGATTCCGTTGACATTGAATCAGGTTGACAAGATTCTGACTCGAGTCGTGCAGAATCACCCGCGTCATTTGAACGCCGAATATGTACCGTTCGTGACTCGCGCGACAAATATCACCCTGCCAAACTCGACGTATTATGGACGAACAAATGAGTCTGTCAACTCACATACACGCCCGGGCTATCAGGTCCGCATCTACTTCAACCGGAACAACGGGCATCTGCATTATCGCCGTGTGAACGGAAACTATGTTCCGGTTAATTCCGATACAGTGCCGCACCACATTCGCATGTTTCCCCGGGCAATAAATCAGATGCGTGCTTTTCTGTCGATGTTTCATAACGGGTATCCCGTCGGAAATGCGGCGGTTGGTGCAGGGCCGCGAGTTCGGACAAACGCTGAACTCCTGAACAATATGACACGTCAAATCTTTTCACGCGGACCAATCAATGTCACGAACTATACACAAAACGAGAAGAACCGTGTGGCCGCAAAGCTTCTGAACCGCATGAAAGCGTCAAAAGAGCGATACAAGCGCAACAAGGCGGCTGGTGTGAGCGCAAACATCTACGGCCAGTATGCAAATCACGCCAAGGCGTATTATCGTGGCTACCGTGCCGTGAAGCCGCTCTCTGGCAAAGTCAAAAGTCCACGGATTTGGAACCCGACACCGAATCGCGGAACTCCGGCCGCAAAGAACACAAAGAACTTTGTGTCGTACAACAACCTTGAGACCCCACACATTGTTGTGAAGCGCAAAGGCACGGAGACGTTCCATATCAACCCGAACACCCTTATTGGCTTTATCAAGTCTGGGTCGGGTGCCAACGTCAAGAATACAAACCTGCGTCATTGGCTCCGTTCCATGCGTCGGAACCATCCGTCCGAGCCCTTGTTCCAACACCCGGCCAGTAAAAACAAGGTGGTTCGGCCCAAGAACATCCGATTTACTCGCTCGTAGACTCTTCGTCCACCTTCTTGATCCGAGAAACCTTCACGGGACGAAAGGTAACTCCGGGCGTATACGACCATACCGGTCGCGTATCTCCATGACACATGGGACGTCTCAGTGTCTTTGAGGTGTCCTTTGACTGATGAAGCACAGCATTCACATACGACTTCTTCACACCGATCGTTCGTGCGATCCAGTGCGTTGTGACGGGGCCACGTGTCTTCAGAAGCTCAAGAATCTCATGCTCCATTATGAATATACATGGTGCATTGTCTTTACATAAAGATATACGACACTATGAAAACAAGTATAAACACACACCATGGATGCTTTTTTCAACCATTGGGAGTCGCTGATTCGTAAGCATACGAACAAGGAGGTGGAAATTCGATTCGGAAAGATGAATCGTGGTTCGTTCGATACAAATGTCGGCAAGGAGACGTATGACAAGGTGATTCGTCGTCTCAAGCGCTATGACGGGTGGGAGGAGGTGACTGAGTCTGACGTGAGTAAGTTTTACTATGAGGGTGGTCGTCGAGTCACGTATGATAACGATGCTGGTGATATTATCGAATGTATCATCAAGAAGCGCGTGCTCGTCGATGATGTCTCATTGCAAGGTCAACTCTTTGATGTCCGACTTGGTATTTCATCGGAGGATCCATCTGAGCACTCTCAGGATGAAGAGTACACGAAAGTGCGTAACGTGAAGCGAATGTCGTTTTTGCGTAAAGATCTCCGGATCGACGTATCAGCCGTCTCCGGGGATCCCGAAGATCCCGATTCCGAGAATGAAGTTGAGTACCAGATTGAGCTCGAGTTGCTCAAGATTCCAGAGTCTCGGAACGAGTTGTACAATATGGTATACAAGGTGTTTGATGTTCTGAAAATTACAGTCTAGAGTCTTCTTCTTCGATAACTTCCTGAATCTTTGCCTTGTATAGTTCGATGACCTGACGTGGCGGACCCCTATACTCGTTCAAAAGAGCAAGAAGACCAACACCAACAATTTTCACCCACTCTTCGTTCTGCATGCTACTACCATCCTGGAATATTTGCTGGCATTCCAAACCCACGGTTCGGAGTCGAGGATCGCGACGACACACGGTTCGGTGTTGGGGACCGTGTCGACGGTGTTGCTGCTCGGATACCTTTGTAGGCTCGCAGAACATTGTACCAATCCTTTGGTTTGTATACTTTGTATTCATTACTTCCTCGGAAGTATCTATTCATGATTGCTACACGCTCATTCCTCGGGAGCGTACTAAATACACGTGCATGTCCATTACGTAGAATACGCTGATTTGTCGGATCGTTCGTAAATGTGTACATACGACCACCGACAGATACATTTGGATTTTTTGTAGGACTCTTTGACTTTAAAGTTGCCCTACTCTTGATCCACTCAAAAAGAGTGTCTTTTGACATCTTGGAATTGGCCGCCGCAATTCCAAGATTTCTCGCCACAGAAACGAGTTGTGCTACAGTCAACTTCTTGTATGATTTTCCATCCACTTTATTATTCTGAACAACATGATTCATTGCACGACTCGGTAATCGATTGTGCACGTTATTTGACACACCAAACAAGTTTCGAACATGATTTGGCATACGAATGAGAGCACTCGTATATCGCTTTTGGGCCGTTGCGTACCCAGTCTTGAGATCTTTTGGTATTTTGTAAAAGTGTGGTTGTTTTCCAGGGCCTGGTGCGACATAGTAGCCATTCAGTTGACTGTTCCAGTTCTTGGCACGTTTTGCCCCTTCGCTTGCACCATACATCACATAGGCACCGCCAAGTAATGTACGTACATGATGAGGCATGTTGATACCAGCGTTTTGATACGCCTTGCGAATCTTTGTTGCTGACAACGACATATTTGGCAAGACGTTATACAAACGCGCTTTTCCGTTTGGACCTGGTCGGATATATTTTCCGGGTGGTGGAGCAGTATTGTACGTCACAGGGCGTCCATTGATAAACGCAGGGTGGCGTCCTTCCAACTTGTTTGAACGAAGTTTTGCAAGCTTTTCGGTTCGGGTCGGAGTTGCTCGAGACGCCATTCCATAGCCTTCATACGCCCCTGGTATAGCCGCTCCACTTGAGTTATACGCCCGTGTCTTTTTGAAGATGGCATTTGGTGTTGCCTGATCGATCATCTGACGCACAACATCGACCGCCTGTTTTGGTTTGGTCGCACCAAAGATTTGAACTTTTCCATTTGTATACACGACCAGTGTTAATGCAGGTTCTTTCCATTTAACATAGGCTGCATTTCGGAGCTCTGGTTCGTACGATACTATGTGAGGCAATTGAAATGCAAGCGCATCAAGCTTTATATATCGCCCGATGGTCATTTCAACATCAAACTTTGTGATACGCGCAGGTGCGTTCGAAATACCTGGACATACACGTTCGAGTTGTCTCGCAACAATACCGATCGATTTACCTGAAACCTGAACGGTTCCACTCCCTTTATGAAACACAGCAAATCCCTGAGTCGTCTTTATATACCAATGTTTCACTTTCGAAACTTCACCTAAGACTGCATGGCTCTTTGTGATTCGAGCAACAGGTGGTTTTTTTATCATGTCACGGCCTTCCATCGACACAAATCCACGTGGAAGTGTTGTCGGAAGTATGAATCGTGTAGGTGTGTACTGAAAGGTTACTGTTCGACCTGTAATCACTGGCTCGGACAATGAATAGTCACCGTTTGGGTTCATGTAAGCAATCTTTGTTGCCCCCTTGCGTTCTTTGACGCGACGCATAATATTTTTGATTCGCGCAATCGCATTTGGCCTGGTCGCCTTTGCGATGGCGTTTGCCACAATCTTTTTTGCCGAGACTCGCGTAGGCGAGTGACTCATTCTACTAGTATATATCAAAAAAATTAGACATCGACTGATGTCACGTCATTTAACATTATATCAAGACCGTAAATAACAGGTTGTGCAGTGAGTACTTGTCCTCTGTATGTACACGTGTCGTTTCGAACTTCGATTTCGCGTGCTGAAAACGGTCCAGCATATGTATCCGGATTGAACCGACACCGACCCAAGAGATTCTCTTGGCAATGTTGATTGAACATTTGGACGAAAATCTTCTGTGGTACAAACTTGTCTGTACCATACACAATCTTCTCGGATGACAAAAAGTGTTGCAACGGATTGGTCAACTTTGCCACCTCATTCTGCACCGTCTTGAAATAGTCGGGAAGAACATTCCAAATATCTTGATCTGAATATCGCTCAGCATAGTCGAGATATGCAAGAACACACTTGTACAAAATATGCGGAATTTCGGCATCGAGTTTCTGATCCAGATGCGGATCAGCATCCATGACTTGACGTCCAAAGTTCCACGTCACAAGACGACGAAGGACTGAACCCGAGTTATCACGATACCCGGGCACTTCATTTCCTGCCAAAATACCTGGAACTGACCACGTCATCGAAAGTGCTTTTTCATTCTTACGCGCAATGGACACATCCTCTCCGGATACAATTGACTGAAACTCTGCCTGCTCAAGTGCAATATCACCCTTGACCTCTGGTGAAATAAACATGAAACCATCATGGATCGACCAAAGACCAAACTTCTTCTCGATATTATTTGACAACGTCCGAACATCCTCCGTATCGTAAAACTTTTTACACACCTTTGTAATCAGTGTCGACTTTCCGGAACGCGCAATACCCTTGAGAAACGGAATCACTTGCCAACCATCACGATCATTCACATCGAAACACAAACGACCCATGAAAACATACAGCCATCGACACACCTCCTCCGAGAAACGCTGATACTTCATAATACTTTGAAGTACGGGCGTATCGATCGAGTACCAATCATTCGTTTGGACATCCATGGGAAAGTCTTGATCAAAGTATTTACAACTTACAATGGTTGGATCAAGTGTCTGACACCGATCGTACGTGTAAAAGTTACACGCATACTTTCCCAACTCCTCATTCCATTCTTTTCCGATGAAGATGCCATTCTTGAATGACCAGACGTGACGATTCTTTTTGATTTCTGGAAACTGCATGTCACGACAATTCGTCAAGTGTGTGATGGTGTCTTTGACGATCCCACCCTTGCTTGTGAGATTCCGCCACATATCATACTTGTCTTCCTTTTGTGTATAAAAATAGACAAACTCCTTGATCTCCATCACGGGCTTCCACGCCTTGGTCAAGTGACCATCCGGTGTCTCAATCTGTTTACAGCACTGACCCTTGTATCGACGCATCTTCATCACATACGCCTTGTTGAGTAAGTAGAGCAACAAACACTGAAACGGGCTTGGCTGATTCTGATCATCAACTTCGTCAATAGTCTTACACCGAAACATGGACAACTCGACATCATCAGTCACTGGCGCTGTACACGTCGGGTGATTAATACGTTCAAAGGAACGCACGTAACGAAAAATAATTTCATATGCATCATCAGCCGTCTCAATCAGACGCATCATACGGAACGAAATACGAAATTCATCCCCATTCACGTCCTGAGTCGCCTGATCTTTCATCCCCAGCTCACTTGAACGATGGTACAACTCGGAAAAAAGGTTTACGAGACGACGTTTTTGTTCTAGAATTCGCTCAAGATCTACATTTCGTGGCATACCATTTGTATCCAATTCGTCATCCCTAAAAAATTGGCGAAACCCATTGGTGAGCGGAGCGAAACGATCACCCTTACAGGTTAGACCCATCTTTTCCTCGAGTTGTCCGATAAACTGTTCGAGGCGATCTGGAGGAAGACTTGACACCTCGGACCGTAGAACCTCCATACGTATTTCGTGAGCATGTTCACGCGTCGGCTCTCGGTCAATCGTATGTACATTCTCCATGGTGAGATTACGCAAGAAAATTTTAAGCCTTTTTTGAATTCTGTCACCTGACCATGTTTTAGAGACATGAGAACCTTCATCACCATGGCGAAATGGGTATATACGGGTCTTATACAAGTTGGCGGTTTTGAAATGAAACCAGGGTACTATTCAGATCAAGAATTTTATACCGAATCTGATAAACGTTCAAAACGTAGACGTTTAAACCCGACATTTGAAAACGTATATCTTGTCTACGGCCAATATATCGAAAAGGAAGAGACACTCTTGGCTCGAATTCAGCATCGATGGAAAGAGAGAGTCTATAGTCCGCCATCTGGATACATGTATCTTAAAACGAAAAATAACTTTGAAAACTATGTTTTGTCATCACGTACTTCGTCATGAGCACATGTACACAAAAGAAGAATGGTGAATACATTTGTAACATCGGCGTGCATCGACGAGTGTGCTCGAGCACTCGATTATCGTCGACTCGGAAAACAACGTGTCGAGGCGTATCAAATTTGGCGTCTTATTACAGGAAAAACATCAGGGGGATGGAAAAATCACCCAGCCGTGCATGCATGGCAAGGACATTCGTGTGCCCTTGCCATGTATACAAATACCATGATTCGAGAATGGATCGCACGCGGGTATAATAACACGATGGTATTCTTACCACATTGTAAAACTCCGCGATTTCCATGGTGGTGGGGTTGGGAACCTCTCATGATGTCGCATCGCGCATCACTCAATCGAAAAATGCCAGAGTATTACCATTTTGATGTTGGCGAATATGCACTGCATGGATACATATGGCCTTCGAAAGTTCCACAACATCTCCGTATTGATCATCCACCGCTCAGCGACGTGTGTGCTTCTGTTTCATCTGAGCGAGCTCCAAAGCGATCATCAAGTTGACAAATTGCTTTGAAATATTACGCGTCTGACGCTCACTTGGATGCGTCTTTTTCATCAGGGTGACGAAGTTTTTGGACACCTTTTTTACAGGCGGTGTATTTAGCATTTGTATAGTGTAACAAAAAAAACCAATCTATAGTAGATGGCTGGTGGAATCTTTCCAGGCGCACCCTTTCGATTCAACATCAAGTGTATAATTTTCACCGCGTGTATTGCAGGTGGATACTGGTTTCTTCCTCCAAAGAACCTACTTATTCTTGCGCTTCTTTTATGGTTACCATACATTGCCATGGCATGGTATGACTACTCGTACGAGTGTCGGAATAAGTTGAAACCGACAATCGTACCATTCGGTCGTTATCTTTGGCTTCCATTCAAGCCAAAGGAATACCAGGACGAGTTTTTGAAAATGTCAGACTCTCAGATTCAGGCCATGAACACACTTGATCACATTACAGGATGGACCTTGTTTATTATTCTGGTCATTGGGCTGCTTTCGAGGTCAAAGAAGTTAAAATTTTCACCAAAATGATATTCTGCTTCTCAAGTTGTTTAGCAATAGCATCCATCGAACTCGCCATACTCGTCAGGACAGTGGGAATCGTCTCTCCCTGCTCTGTCGTCAGTATAGATACAAGCATATCCTCGCCAAAATCCTCGCCCTCCTCATCCATCATCAGTTCCTCATCCTCGGGGATAATAGGTTCAGAAGCCATCTAGTATTATATCGCGATAAAACTTTAACACGTGCCCGGCGCACGATTTTTTTTCTTGTATACTGGTAAAATGGCTGGCGGTCTCATGCAACTCGTTGCTTACGGTGCTCAGGACGTCTATCTGACGGGTAACCCCAAGGTGACTTTCTTCCAGGCGGTGTACAAGCGTCACACCAACTTTGCGATGGAAGTGATTCAGCAGACGACGAACGGATCCCCTGCCTCCTCCGGCCGTGTGTCCGTGACGATCGCTCGTAACGGTGATCTGGTGGGTAACATGCACGTGGCTCTGACCCCCACTACTTCTAACTTGACCTCCAATAATGTGGTGTGTGATACCAACTGGATTGCTGAGCGTGCGATTGCCGCTGTTGAGCTGACCATTGGTGGTCAGCGCATTGACAAGCACTACCAGACCTGGTGGCGCCTGTACTCTGAGGTGTTCCTGAATGAGACTGACAAGTACTCCTGGGCCAAGATGACCACTCTGCCCACGTACATTGCCACCTCTTCCAACGCCCCCGTCCAGAAGGTGTACCTGCCCCTGCTGTTCTTCTTCAACCGCAACCCCGGTCTGTACCTGCCTCTGATTG